TTGATTTTTTTTGATGTTATAAAAAGTATGGATTATTGGTCTGATAGCGAACATCGTATGTTGTCTGTGATGGAATTGAACGATCGTCCTAAAACGTGCATCGAATATTATTTGTGTTGTTTCACAAGGAAACGTCGACTATTACGCTAAAATTAATTATTATTATTTGGATTCTCAAAATTGAATGGAAAGAATGTTTCAAAAATGTATGTTCCTGAAGTATCCATACGCATGGCTGGATTCGACATGGTTTCACGAAGAATTCCACTCATGGCATTGGAAATAATATTGGACATTTCACCGGATAACTCGCTAAGGGGGATATGTGGTCTATTACCATTATTCGAAAATGGTATATTTTGATCCATTGGTAATGGTATACTTTGCGGTTCAGGTACAGGTGCAGGTTCACTTTGCGGTTCAGGTGCAGGTTCACTTTGCGGTTCAGGTGCAGGTTCACTTTGCGTGGCGGATTCAGGTTCTGGTTCTGGTGTATTTTCTTCTTCAATCGCTCCTTCTTCGTTTACGAAACTATTGTCATTTATAGAGAAATTGTTGTTTACATTGGAATAGGTGCGAATGTCATAACGACATAGCGGACATCTAACATTTTGAGAAAACCATACTTCCAGTTCATTAGGTGTAAATATATGTCCACAATATAATATGCGCGTTACATCCTCTTCGTTTGTGAATGTATGTAAATCGATGGGACATGTATTATTAGAGGGGTTTCTTATGTCCGAAAAACTGACTAATTCAGTAGCATGATCGATATGTTCGCGTGTAGGATGTACGATTACAGGCGTCATAAATTGTTCATTGTCGCGCGGATGTGGTAAAAGCATGGATATTAGTAAATTAGAAATGTTATCATTATTTGACAAATCTGTATAATTTCTAGTATTAAAACTCTGTGAGGCACGATGTGAACCACGTGATGTGCGTGTAGTACGTACATTGGGTGTACGTGGTATGGTTGTGCGCGAATGCCATTGTCCAGCTGCTGCCGCTGCCTCCGACATTGGCGATGGACGTGAACGTCCATAAAATGTGTCTTGACGTCTAGGAGACACGCGTCTAGCAGGATTGGATGGTACTCGAGACACTGGTATATTCAATGGATTAATACCATTAGTAATTAAATTGCGAATTGTTGTTTCTTGATTATGCATCGTTTGAATCATTTGTTGAAATAGAATTTGGTTATTGCCAATATTGTCTATATAAGCATTCACTAATGAAATTTGATTATTATTGTCGTTGTCGTTGTTGTCGTTGTTGTTTTGATTAAAACTTCTGTTCATGTTATAAATATAATATATTATATATAAAATGTTTAAATATAATGTATCATCATGAATAATGTCTGGCGACGGATTATCTGGACTAACGAATTTGGGAAATACGTGCTATTTAAATACATGTATTCAAGCGTTGAGTCATTGTCATGAACTAAATGAAAAAATACATTCTGACAATACGAAAAAATATATGAAAAAGGGTGTAGAAAGTCAATTATTACAAGAATATGGGGAGTTACAAAAATTGTTGTGGTCCAAAAATTGCGTTGTCAAACCAGGTAGATTTCTAATGATTTTGCAACATACAGCTAAATCAAAAGGAATGAATGAATTTGCCGGTTTTGATCAAAACGATGTTAGTGAGTGTCTATATTTTCTTATTAATAGTTTTCATGAATCGCTACATAGGGATGTGACTATGAAGATAGAAGGGACACCTAAGAATAAAAAGGACATATTGGCTAAATCTTGCTTTGAATCGAAGAAACAATTTTACGAAAATGAATTTAGCGAGATGTTGGACTTATTTTATGGCTTTATTTGCGATGAAAAAATAAATATTTCTACTGATAAAATCGAATACAAACCGGAACCATTTTTTATTTTGAATTTACCCATACCTGCTGGAAAAATGGAAACAAATATTTATGAATGTTTTGACACATATTTACAAGAGTCTATAACAATAGACGATACGTACAAACGTAGGACATTGTTCTGGAGTTTGCCAAATATTTTGATTGTTAATTTCCAGCGTTTTCATGGGAGTAATTTACGTAAAAACCATAGTTTGATTGATTTCCCGATAGATAATTGTAACTTGTCTAAATATGTAGAGGGATATTCTCCTGATTCTTATAAATATGATTTATTCGCTATTTGTAATCATGGTGGTTCAATGAACGGAGGACATTATACATGTATGGTCAAAACCAAAAATAATAATTGGTATCATATTAATGATAATCAAGTTCATGGTATAAATGCGAATAAATTAATTTCTAATAAGTCCTATTGTCTTTTCTACAGAAAAAAAACCATCTAAACTATATATATATGGCAGTAACCGTAGAATCAGCAACATTATCGTCGGAACTTTATGATTTTATAAGCAACATTATTACAAGTCCATTATTACTTATTTTAGTAGGATTGGTATTAATTGCAATGACAATTAAATCGAGTAGTTCGTCAACAGGCTCGTCAACAGGCTCGACATCAAGTACTGGGGTTTTAGAAACAATCTTGATTGCTGTATTTTTATTTTTGGTTTTAATCAATGGAGTTTTATATTTTTTTGGCGTGGATATCACAACGACGTTAAGTGATTTTTTTACCAATAACCCAAAAATCAATGTAAATGTTACTGATTTAGGCATTCGAAGTGAGGTGTTTCACATTCCCGGAAATCATTATGTATATCCTGATGCGAAAGCATTATGTCAAGCATATGGTGCTCGCATGGCTACATATGATGAAGTAGAAGAATCATATAAGAAAGGTGGTGAATGGTGTAGTTATGGATGGTCTGAAGGACAAATGGCTCTCTTCCCAACACAAAAGGATACGTGGAATAATTTACAATCGAAAGAGGGACATGAAAATGATTGTGGACGTCCAGGTATAAATGGTGGTTTTATAGACAATCCTGCTGTACGTTTTGGTGCAAATTGTTACGGCGTTAAACCTCGCATGACAGAGACAGAAAAGGAATTGATGGAAGAAGAACAGAACCAAGAAACACCTGTCGAATCCCGAGAGGAAAAGATAATCGATGAGCGTGCTGATTTTTATAAGGATAAGCTCAGTAATGTATTGGTTTCGCCATTTAATTCCGATAAATGGAATGGATATAGAAGAATCTAATGATATAGATAATTTGTTATATAGTAATTATAATAAATTATCAGATTTCCCAAAAATAAAAACTATTTTGATCTAGTTGTTTTCCTGCGTGTTTTTCTTTGTTTGGTCTTTTTTTTACCTCTCTTACGTGTAATCGAAATTTTATCGAACCCATCTTGTTTAAGAAATTTAGAAAAATCCTCTTCATTGATATCCTCTTTTTTCTCCAATACACTTATATTGTCTAAACTTTTGTTTGGTTTGTATATATGATTAAGAATGAATAATCCAGCGGGTACAGCCAACGACATGAGATTCCCACCCTCTTGTTTAAAAGGAGTGAATCCTTGACTTTCTATTTCGTTATCACCATTTACGTATGTGTCTAATATCATATCTCCTCCGTTCATATATATGATATGAAGATATAAATGTTTATATTTTGCCTAATTTTGATCGTTTTTGTATGTACGTTTAATATTTGTTTCCACTTTAGATTCTCGATTTTCCTTGATGTATTGCATGATTTGTTTAACAATCTCTTTGTCTGGAACAATTTCGCTAAGACATTTTTCAACGTATTTTAAACTTAATGGATTTGTTGTTTTTGTTTCGATAAATTTTAGCTTACCATCGCTAATCTCAATAACAGCCTTTTGTAAATTATTTTCCGCCGCATAATTGTAAATCGTGAACTCTACATCGCTTTTTTTTTCACGCAACTCTTTAATTTTATCTTGTAGCATTTTCACCTGGTTGTCAATATTAACCCATGATTTAACAGACTCTTCGAAACTCATAATACAATAGCATATGAAAACTATTCTATTATCTTTGTATAAATATTTTAACGTCTTCGGGAACTGGATCTGCGAGAACTGGATTTTCTGGAACTGGATTTTCTGGACTTGCGAGAACTGGACTTGCGAGAACTAGACTTGCGCCCTTTAGATTTACCGGAGCTATATTTGCTAAAAAACGATTTCCTTGAACTGGATTTTCTGGAACTAGGTTTGCGACCCTTGTTGTGTTTTTTTTGCATACGCTTTTGGACAGCAAGAAGTCCGAATGGAATAATTGCTTGTTCAATAGCACCTGTAAAACCACCCTTTCTTGGTTTACATCTTGGTGCTCTTTTTGTTTTACGGCTACCTTTTCTACTGGCTTTACGGCTACCTTTACGGCTACCTTTTCTACTGGCTTTACGGCTACCTTTACGGCTACCTTTGCGGCGTCTAGCACCACCTTCAGATGCAGGTGCAGAATCTTTTTTACTAAATAATCCTTCAAGGAAAGATTTTCCCTCTGGTTCTGACATTATATATATTCAAACGAAAAAAATTAAAGTATCAGTTTTTGCTGATACATATATTTATTATGCATTAATAGAATAAATATGCCTAAAATTAAGAGAAAACACATACAAATAAAAATGATTGTCATATAAATGTAAGGCTGGATTTCCTGTAATATAATATCTATAATTGGACGTAGTATGATTTGAATTTCTTTTTTAAAATCTTCTGTTTCGAGCATTGCGAAACATTCGCGAATAAATGTTTGCGTCATTAATATATTACAATTCAAGTTTTTTGCGTGAACTACGACTAAATATTATGTTTCAAAATATTATGAATAATATCAATTTCCCTGATGATGACTATGATTTTAATGACCTGACTTTAGCCAATCCCATTGTTTTACAACAGCAACAATATTTTACAAAAATGCAACATAAAGGCAGTGATATTTTGATCCAAATGCCAAAATGTTACTCTAAACAAGGTTTTATGACGTCCTCCAAACGACAATATTGTGACTTAATGATACCATGTGAAAATAAAACGATTTTGTCGTGGGTTGAAAAATTGGAGGAACGTTTACGCGGCTTAATATTCGAACGTCGTAAAAATTGGTTTCATGAAGATGTCGATTTAGATGATATTGACAATATTTTTACATCTCCATTGAGGAGTTTTAATTCAGGTAAATATTTTTTGTTGCGCACAATGTTACAAAGCCCCCGCATGTTACAATCTGACCAAATAAGTATATTTGACGAAAATGAAAATCCACTCAACAAAGAAGATGTAGGAAATAAAACTGAATTTGTAAGCATATTACATTTTCATGGAATCAAATTTTCGTCTACAAGTTTCCAAGTATATATTGAAATGAAGCAGATGATGGTAATGAATGTAGAGAAAACCTTCTCGAAATGTATGATTAATACGAAAGTTAATGTTGTAGATAATATCCCAAAAGATATAGAATTAAGCAAAAACGTTTATGAGGACATAGTTGCAACTGACGCGGAATTAAGCGATACTATATCTGAATCCAATACTAAATCCAATACTAAATCCAATACTAAATCCAATACTAAATCCAATACTAAATCCAATACTAAATCCAATACTAAATCCAATACTAAATCCAATACTGCAGCCGATGATGACGATGCTATCGAATCTTTAGGAATTCTAAATATAAATGAAAGCCTGCCTTTGGAACTGGAAGAAGTATATTTAGAACCTACAATAGATGGAATATTACAACTGAAAAATAAAGATGATGTTTACATTAAGGCTTATCGAAAAGCCAAGGACAAGGCAAAACGGCTACGTATCAGCGCATTAAAGACACTTTTAAAAGCGAAAAATATTAAGGACAAGTATCTTCTTAACAATATGGAATTGAGCGATGATGATGAGGATGACAATACAACTATTAATACGAGTGATTTGGAAAGTACTACAGATACTTTAGAAACTTTATCAGATGACGAAGATGATGATTATAATATAAATGATGAAAATATTGAATATAATGAAAGTAATTAATCCAATAATTTAGAATTTTTTTTTATAGCAATTTTATATATAATGGCTTCATTCATTAAAAAGATTACCTCATTTGTTAACGATAACATGTTATTGATTGTTGCACTTTTAATTGGTATTATGGGTGTCGGATACTATTCTGGTTCTAAAAGCACGACTATGGATAGTATGTCAAACAATAGAGCACACAACGGCAATGGATCAGGTTCAGCTCCCACTATGGATAACGCTTCCATTCGCCCTGCTGGTCCTTTAGGTACAAACGAGGATTTTGCTCGTGTTGAAAACATAAAGACTTCTACCCCTGGTTTAGCAAATTGTAGTGCTCAAGATTCCATTCAGGATCCCCAGGATTTATTGCCTAGTGACGCAAATAGTGAATGGGCGCGTCTTAACCCCGTAGGTCAAGGTGACTTATCTGACGTGAATCTTCTCAAGGCTGGTCACCATATTGGTATTAACACCGTTGGACAATCATTAAGAAACGCCAATCAACAAATCCGCTCAGATCCTCCTGTCCCCCAAGTAAACGTCGGACCTTGGCATAATACTACCATTGAGCCTGACACTATGCGTGTACCTTTAGAGTTAGGTTCTGCTCCCGCATTACAACAATAAACTTTATACACGTTAAATAATAATAATAATATTTGAAAAAAAATAAATATCGTAAAAATATATGTCAGAGACGAATATTTTAGCATATGTTTTGATATTTTTAGTAATGGTTTTGAGTTATAAAATATATGAGGAGTCTGATATGTTTCAATTGAAATGTATTGTTTCCGATGTGGATGGAAATCGTTATTGTGTACGTGAACGTAATAAGTTAGAATTAGCGGCTGATTTACTTGCACAGGCAACTGAAAAATGTAAAGAGCTGGTGAGATACGTAGGTAAATCACATCCAGATAATGAAGATGTTAAACGTTTGGTAAAGAATTTCAATCCAAAGACAATACAAGAAACACTACCAACCAGTGCTTTAACTGCATATAGTGAAAATAAAGGTGAAAAGATTGCATTTTGCTTGAACACTACAAAGGAAGGTAATAAATTAATAGATATTCATACTTTAACATTTGTGGCAATTCATGAAATATCGCATATTATGACAGAATCGGTTGGACATAAACCAGAGTTTTGGGCTAACTTTAAATTTTTATTAGAGAATGCGAAAAAAGCGAACATTTATGATCCGGTTGATTATAAAAAGAATCCACAACAATATTGTGGCATGACAATTAAGGATAATCCTTATTATGATTTTTAGTATAGAAATTTATATGCTTGATATATATGAGTGACAATATATATAAAGCATTTATTCATAACAAAGAAACAGATAAATACCATATCTACGTTTTTATAGGTAATATTCAGTTAGGCAAACTTCAAATAATTCAGGACGATTTTAATAAAGATTCGAAGCAGGAACAATTTATAAAACTATTTAGCGAATATGAAAACACATTCATAAATGATGATAATACGAATGTTACGTTTGTGAATGTGAATATCTATGAGACAAATACATGGGAAGAAGTTGCTATTAAGATTGCTAGCGTATCTGGTAAATATTCGTATCAAGAATTATATCTCTACGGAACAGGAGATGTAGATTTTGGTTATGATGAAATTATGGAATTTATGACACATGAAGGATACATATCAAAGAAAAGATTATTATTCTTTATGCGGAATTGTATTGTTGATCCAGGGTTAATTCAACTTATTAGCGATCATGATAAAACACTATTTGATTATTCCGACTTGAAAGAAATGAACCTCATTGAAAACATCCGAAAAATGAAAACTCCTTTAGGGTTGGATTTTAAATCGGATCATCGATATCAATATTTTAACGATCCAAACGATTTTGAAAAGGGAGTATTTGAATATGAAAGTGAATTCACTCCTTCCCTGCCATTATTCACATATTTCTTAAACTCAAAGGCAATATATGTTCATCCATATAACGATGAAATGTTTGATGAATCTATACATCAAATATCGGTTTATTATCCAATGTTAAAAGGCATAATTGACAACGATATAAGTATTAAAGATGTTCGCTCTTCACTTATTTCGGATATGGCAGAGTTGAAATCATCTACGACTTCAAAGGATATTATTAATAAATATTTCAATTCGGTATATGATGGTGTACCTAATATGAAATCGATTGTTATGACGTTGATACCATTGAACAAAACATATATATCTCTCGAGACAATGTTCAAGATTTTGCCAACAAATATCGAAAAGTCTATTTTGGTTACAAAATATAATCCGGGTACCAAGGGAGAGAAATTATTCAAATTAGCTACAAATGAGTACAAAGAACCTATTCTACGCAGAACTTATTTGCAGAAAATCCAGACGGAAATGACAAATGCTAGAAAACGTTATGTTGGTATTTACTGCGAATACAATTTTAAGGAAAAAAAATATCCAGCGATTATCAAAATTTACGAAAATGGTAAAATTACAATTTATTTAAATAGCGAACGATTGATTGATGACCGCCGCTTCGAGAAAACAAATAGTACATTTCAAATGAACGATTATTCTGATATTTTGAAGTCATTTTACAATGATATTATTGAACATATTAACAGCTATTTTGACCATAGTGGTACAACACTACCATTATTTTATACGTTTAAAACACACAATGTCTCCATAGATGATGTGCATTTACGTTTCGAACATAAAATAGACAATAATAAGCAATGTTTTCGCAATTTACAATTAATTGAGAATGTAATGAATTCTTTCCTTCATGTTACTGGTAATAAGAATAACGGCGTTCAATTTAATATTACACCCATGTTTCGCATTAAACAATTTATGAGAATATATGTAGATATCAGTTTACTAGATAGTCGCAAACAAATGTTCTCGATTGATATACGCAATATAGGTCATTATGGAATGATCGAATATTTAAGGTTCTATCTGTTTTCTCTATTGAATATATGTAAATCCCCTAAATCTTTTACAAGTGAAATTAACGATGGTGTATTACGACATATACAACCACTTGATACCGACGAGGAAGAGAAAGAGAAGGAAGATGATTATAAAGATGAGTTGAGTGATTCTGAAAGTATAGATGGTGAAGATCTGTTTGATAAACATGTATCAAAGCAAAGTACTGAATCCGAAAAGGGGTTTACATTTGATAATGAGAATGATGACGACGATTTTTTAATGGATTCAAATGACGATTCGGTCAATTCCGAAGAAAGCTTTCTAGGAGGTGCCAAGGAGCGCAATTTGCTACAGAAACGAATGGGAGAGCGTGATCCAGAATTATTTAAAAATAATAAATCATTGGATTTTCTAGCCTATAGTCGTTATTGTCCGTCTAATCTATCGAGGCAACCAATCGTCGCTACTGAAGCTGAAATGGCAAATATCGATAAGGACACATTTAAAGGAGATCCGTTAAAATATGGAAGTGATAAAGAACATATGAACTACTATTTTTGTCCTAGATATTGGTGTAATGAAAAGAATATTTCATTAAAACCGGCAGACGTTACAAAGGTCAATGGTGTAAACCAAAGTGATAAATGTAAACGTGATGGTGGTACATTTGCAGAGATTACCGAATTTAATCACGAAAAACATCATGTTGATTCCAAAGGAGAATATATATACAATGTCCCTGCCGTTAGTAGTAAATCGTGTTTACCATGTTGCTTTAAAAATCAAAACAAAACAAGTGATATTAACCCAAAATGCGTTGATAATAAAAATTCTGAAAAGGACATTAAAACTTCTGCCGAAGAGACAGAGAGAAAAGCTACAATGGATGCAGATGGAGACGAGGGCGAAGGCGAAGGTGAAGAACAATTAGACATTGAAGGTGGTCCAATACAAAAAGATGAAAAAAATATAAAGCAGAAATATAATTATATTCAACAACATAATAAGTTCCCATTAGAAAAACAGAAATTAGGTTATTTGCCATTAAATATACAGGCGATGTTAGACGCTGAAGGTATTCGTTGTGAAGACGCGTTTTGTGTTCTGCGATTTGGTGTGGAAAAGCATAAGAATTCATTTCTTTCTGTTCTAGGATCTATGTTATTTTTGGAACGCAATAATGAAAAAATGTCTCTTGGAAATATTTCTCAATATAATGTTACACGTGTGAGAAGTATGCTCGCCGATGCGTTATCCCTTGATCAATTTATAACTTTACAAAATGGAAATTTAATACAGGTGTTTGGAAAGAACATTGAAAAACTAACTATAAAGTCAGATATCAAGGATACGATGACATACAAGAATTTATATGGTAAAAATAAAAAATTGTTCCATCTTATCCTCGACGCGTATAACAATTTCAAGATCTATATAAAATCAAGTCATATTATAGATTATTTTTATTTATTTGACCTAATTAGTATGCCAAATTCAAAACTTTTTAAACAAGGTGTAAATATGGTGATTTTAGAGACAGACGATATGGACGTTACAAACGGGTTTAAATTTATTTGCCCAACCAATTTCTACAATTCTACTCATTTCGATAGAAAGAGAGATACAATTATGTTTGTCAAGTATGGAAATGTGTATGAACCAATATATGGGCATGCTACCGAAGGCGATGTAATCAATATTATCCATAGTTTTAAATTCTATAATAAATATTTATATACTTTGTTTCTGAAATTTGAATCTTTACAAAACGATCGAAAAAAATATTGCGGGGTACGTTCTTTTAGTGAATCGAAATATACGTATACAGAAAATACATTAGGCTATATTATAGACATTTTACAAAAATATAGATTTAAAATTTTGAAACAAATTATTTATTATGATGGTAGAGTGTGTGGCGTTGAGACGGAACATCTGCATATCAAATGTTATATACCCTGTCGATTAAGTGCAATATATGATGATATAGACCAGGTATATATATCTGACTATGATTTTGCCGATTACGAGAAAACATCTAATGGGCTTAAATATGTTTATAACGTAACAACACAGCAAATACCATGTGTACCAAGTGAACAGATCGTAAAAAAGAATATGGTTTTTGGTATTAAAACATTAGATGGGCTACTTGCACCATTAAAAATCCCTGAACCTGTAACTGATACCAATTTACCTTTTGGTGTAAATAATTACTTTGTACCCGATTCCAAAGACAAAACCAAGATGTTGAATATAGATGAAATTATTGTATCTAACGAAGTTAATAAAGAACAAAATAGCGAGATAAAACATTTGACAAAAAAAACCCGAACTTATGAAAAATTTAAAAAATACATTCGAAAATATTTACATTCGAGTAAACACAAGGATATTCGTTACGAAATAACTAAACATCTTCACGATTATCATAAAAATGAAGGTGAAAAGATCAAGCTGGTTAGTAAAATAATTGGACGATTAACTAAGATATCAAATATAGATGATAATGACCTATATACAACACGTTTATCGTATGAAATTGTTTTAAATTATAGAACTCGTCATTTTATCATGATAGACGATCAATATTTATTTATGAACAATCAATATGGAAAAAATAAAGAGATTTTAGTTACGCAAACAATGCTTGGAAATAAGGACATTTATAATGACGATGATTTGTATAAGTATGTTACAGATAAGGATACCACACATGACTATGCTAATCCAATGGTCGATACGATTTATGATTTAAACACCTATCTAGAAGATGTAAAAGAAATACAGCGAACAAGTCCAATGACATCAAGAATCGAACGAATGAAAACAAACGAGGATGTTTCTGAAATACAAGTCAATAAAAAGGTAAAAAGATGCCCAAAAGGTACAAAATGGGATAAAACATTACAAAAATGTATTGTAAACAATGTTGCTCTAGCCGATAAGGGTGTCTAATAAATATAAAATTGATATAATAAATACAATTATATGAATGTTAATATTTAAATCATGGTTAAATGCAGTATATGTAAAGAAGTGGGCAAACATAACCGCAAGACCTGTAGTTTTAAAGATGTGTCAACTAGTGAAGTAGATGAATACATCGAAACGCGTAGGATGATAAGAAGCGGTTTTAATAACGTTTTAAAATACGGCAGTGTTGATATACGCGATCATTTTAAATTGTATATGCTGTATCATAAACAATTATACAATTGCCGTATTCATGAAGAATACTTGAAGGATAGATTGACAAAATTCCATTGTGCAATTATATACGATAATAATGTAAATAACATCGATCGGAGCATTCAATCGTATAAGGCAGTTACAAAAAATTTGGTTAATATGCGTAAAAAAGATTATGTACGCATCAAGTATTTATTACGCATGGTGAACAAACGTATTACAATGGAATATTATTTCATATTGCGCGATATAATGTGCAATATGAAAAATACAGAGCATTTTATACAAAATGACACTCTGTTAAATTATTGGGTAAATTGTCATACAAATCGACACCATTTACCCATTGATTGTTGTAGATATATATTCGGATTTCTCATTCCAAAACATTAATGGCTATCATAGTTATACGGAAATGTTCTACTTTCTTCTTCGATTGAACTTGAATCCGAATCCGAATCACAATTATTTTCCGTATTTTCTTCTCCGTTGAAGTTGTATAATGTTAACGGGTTTAATACATTATGATATCGTAATCCACTATTTTGATCGTCTAATACCAACTCGCCTACAACCATTTGGTCATTGAGAGACGCAACATCGTCCGATACCGAAATACTCATTTGGTTATTGTTAAAATCCATTTCCCCGAATTGTTCATTTAATTCATCCATTTGTCCATTTAATTCATTCATATCCTCTATTTGTTCATTTAATTCATCCATTTGTTCATTTAATTCATCCGTTTGGTCATCTACTTCATTTATTTGGACTTCCAACTCATCATCACTATCAGTATCGCTAGTATCAGAATCAGAATCATTACTATCATAAGGATTTGTCGTTGAATCTGGCGAATAAACAATTAGCTTTGCGTATGCTACATGTTCAGTTATAAATGAAATCTCTTTTTTCTTAGGTTTCATACGTATAATTTTTCTACCGAATTTCGGTGATTGTTTACAGAATTGTATAAGTTTTTTCGTTAACAGGTCCCTATGATATAATGTTTTGTATCTGTTAAGTGAGTATTTTACAAATAGATACGACTCGATAAACGGGTAGAATATCTCGTTCAACTTATCAGTTGGAAAATCGACATCAACCTTTAATGTATAACTTCTTTTGTATTTGACAAACATATCATGTATATGATTTGTTAATGAACTTTTCGAAAGATTTTTATAAACGGACATAATGGTTTCTTCTCGAATTAATACTTCATTATCTAGTATAAATTTTTTATCATTAAAACCTAATATGTAAAATAGATGGAATAAAATTGGCATTGTATAATTGGAATATTTAATGGAATAATATATATTATATAAATTGTGTTCTGAAAATGGTTTGTTTGTATACGGGTTTTTAATTGTTTGCGGGTCTGCGAACATTTCGTAATGATGAGTTAATGCATTTTGAATTATTTTCATTATATCACTTAAACGAAATGTATATTTCACACAATCCTCCATAATAATAATAAGTGTGTGTGCGCGATATAATGCAAGATCATTCATACAAAGATCAAGGTTGTTATCAAATGTCTTTGATTTTTTCCACTTGTAGTTTCTAACAAATCGATTCAATATTTGATCAATGCGTTTAATTTTACAAAAAATCGTTTCAATATGATGGCGTATATGTTCAGAATAGAATGAATTGTTAAGTATTTCACATAGTTTATGTTTGTTGTCTGACTTTGAAAATGGTAGATTAAAAAAGGAATAAAACATAAGGTGTTCAAATGGTGTTTTTATATATTCATGGTTATCTGGATATTTTGTAAGATCCCATGGTTCGATTCGTTCTGTTATACATATATTTTCCTTTATCATTTCAATAGTATCTTTCGATACTTTCATAAAAGAAAACATGATTGTTATAATTTTATATGGTTATAACTTTATACTTTATTTTATTAAAAGTTAGGCATATAACCATCGTCATCATCTTGTACCACTTTTGTGAGATGTTTCATATTATTAGTAATTTGAATTTGATCCGTACTACAGAATTCACTCTTATCTATATTTTTATTTTCCTCCATAATATCAGCCAAATTGCCAAGGACTTCATGTTCGACAGGCTCTAGTGTCTGCATTTGCTCAATATCAACGACAACTTGGAATGCGCCTGTACCGAAGTTACCCTCTTGACCACACATTACATTAGCTGATACACCCCTCATGATGTCAAGCTCACCATGTCTGGCTGCCTTGAGGAACATTTCGGGTGTTTCTTCAAATGACGCCTTTGCAATGGGACCGATATTATCATTGTTAATGCCGTGTCTGAAAATGGATGTCATCTTTGTATTGTAACTCATTCTATCACATAGAATGTTCAAGTGGTGTGCGTTGATATATGTACCATCAAACTCAATGACTTCCACCAATTCATCGTAAATTGTTTGGCGAGCAGCTTCAATGCCCAAAACATTATACGTTTCAATGATATTGTTACTCGTTGTTCGTGTAGGATCGATATAGTCGAGTGCGAGAGCATCAAGAAGATTATTCCCGATTGTATCAAGCACCCATTTTTCAACTTGTTCATATTTGTCCTCTTGTTTCTTGACCTCTGTCACTTTACGAAGGACTACCTTTTTGATGTTTTTTACACCACGAAGGACAATGTTGTTAAGAAGATTATCTTGAAAATTCTTTAGAATGTAAATTTCATCCGATTGGTCTAGAGTTGGATCATTCTTGCCCTTCTTAGGCTTTTTCATGCGAATGCGGAAGACAAGATTGTCGTCATTGTAATCATTGAAAACACAACTGATTTCCTCTTTATAAATTGTGGTTAACGCATAGTGAATGTCATCCATTGTAATATTCTTTTCAAGTAATATTTCCCTATTCATTTTAATACGAATAACCCATTTGGATTTATCTTTTACAGCTCCTTCAGAACTAGTTCCACTACATTCATCTACAATGCTTTCGTAATACATGTATTTTGTCATAAGATTGTCGTCTTCACCAATCAATGTTTTACTATCGTTGGGGTCAAAACAAATTTGTACACTGGATACAACATCGCCTAGCTTTGTATGCTCAATATTATACATGATTGACTGAGCTTTGCTGCGCTCAAGTTCATCTTCGTCCTTCAACGAAATAGTTAGCGCGGGATTTTTGGGATTTTCAGACAAACTCAAGATTTCCTCAATACGAGGGACACCACGGGTCACATTAGACTTTGATGCAACTCCTGCAAAATGAAATGTGTTCAGTGTCATCTGTGTGGTAGGTTCACCAATTGATTGTGCTGCAATCATACCAACCATTTCACCTGGTGCAACAATTGATTTCTTATACGTCATTACGATTGTGTCTAATAGAATCTGTAGTGCACCGGCATTAAAACGTTTCACACAAATAATTTGCTTGGGGGAAAGGTAATAGAAGAACAATGTTTTAAACAACTCGTTGGGAGGACAGAAATGAATGTTTTTAAGGGTTTCCATTGTTCTTTCTAATTTTTGAAAACATTCTAGGGGAGTAATATCGACAAGCGAATTTCCCGAAAGATTACACTGGTGTTGTATGTTCTGGATAATATGTTGGAACGACACAGAGTGATACACCTTATTGTCTGTTGATTTTTTGAATATATTATTGACGATTTTATCTTGAACCTCGATAAATTGTTTTACATACTTTTCACACATAACGATTAAATCAGCCTTTTGCTTTTTCACGCGTGCGTTTGCTTGGGGAGTAAATGGCTTACTAAACGTTTTATTATCGTTCTCGTCATATACATGAAAGTGAGTGTACATATCTTCCATCGACATTGTTGTAATGGGAAGAATTTGGCCTTCTACGCGAACTGTATCCATGCCGTCATCGCCATATGAAAACTGGACAATTTTATTTTTGTTATTTCGAACTGTCATATCGTATTCTACCTTCAGATCTTCCATGCCTTTAATCAAACGACGCTGAATATAACCTGTCTGGGATGTTTTCACCGCTGTATCAATAAGACCAACACGCCCACCCATTGCATGAAAGAACAATTCCTCGGGGCGTAGACCGGAAATATAAGAACTTTCGACGAATCCACGAGCTGCCATTGAATCGTCATATTTTGAAAAGTGGGGAAGTGTGCGGTTGTCGAATCCATAAGGAATACGCTTACCATTCACATTTTGTTGTCCCAAACAACTAATCATTTGCGAAATGTTAAGGTCGCTACCTTTTGAACCAGCATTGACCATTTGAACAAACCGATTGTTGGGATCCAAATTCTTAAGACCGATATTACCAGCCTCTTTTGTAGCAACACTTAGGATTGCATTCACTTGTGTTTCAAATTCTTCAATGTCTGGCTTGCCTGTATTATTTTCAAATACACCCAGATGAATTGTATCAAGAAGGTCCTTTACCTCTCTCTTTTTCTGACTAATAATATCAACAATACTTTGATTTGTTTCTTGGTTTGAAATAAGATCACTAATACCAACACTAAAACTACTGGTATTCATATAATCTGTAATGATGTTCTGAAGATCATCGATGAATTTTGCCGCACGCACATTACCAAAGTCATTCGTTACGCGATGTAGAATGCCCTTTGTACCTGAACCAAGTAGACCCTTCTCCAACTTACCCCTCTTGTACGAACCATTTCGAATATCGAGGACATTATTAGATATTTCGGCATCCTCACCCTCCTTGAAGAGCTTGCTTTTGTGGATGAGTGTGACTGGTGGCATAATCTGTGTAAGAATGTCTTGATATGAAATACTGGTCTTGTCTTGTAAAAGAGCGGGGTTCACATTGTCGTAATTCATCAATAAATTCATAGCCTGTCTAGGTGTAAATGATGTTCCCTCACGAGTGAATCGAAACGCACCAAGAAGTGAATCCTGGAAAATACCAACAATGGTTGCATTGTTTGCTGGACTCACTAGTTGATGATGAACTGCTGCCATATTAATAAGTTCCGATTCAGATTCCATATCTTGTGGCATGTGAAGATTCATTTCATCACCATCAAAATCAGCATTATATGGCTTGGTATCAGCAACATTCATTCGGAATGTATCACCTCGTTGCATTACTTTAACGCGATGTGACATCATGCTCATTCTATGAAGAGTTGGTTGACGATTGAATAGAATGTTATCACCATCCATCATGTGGCGATGTACGATGTCACCATTCTCGATTTGAACAATATTCTTTGCGTAACGAAGTGAAGTACATTGTCCGTTACTCTTCTCAATAATTTTGGCACCAGGCCAATTATCAGCTCCGTTCTCAATGAGTGTCATAAGGAATGCCTTGTTTCGGTTGTTAACTACCACAGGTTTCGTAATATTTTTAGCGACTTTGAGTGGAACACCGAGTTCACGAATCGAAATATTTGGGTCAGCTGTAATAACTGAACGAGCACTATAGTCGACACGCTTGCCCATAAGATTGCCTCTAACACGTCCGGTTTTTCCATTCAAACGTTCCTTGATTGACTTTAGAGGACGACCTGAACGTTGAGCGACTGCTGCTACACCAGGGATCTTGTTATCCACTTGTGTTGCGATATAATATTGAAGCATTGTTGACCAGTCATCGATTACATTATCGGGTGCCATGGGTGTTTGCTTCATCTTTTCTTCTAGAATTTTATTTGTTTTGATAATATTTACAATAGTATGTGTGATGTCATCTTCACTGCGTTGTTGGGCATCATGCTTGACTGATGGACGTACAGCCGGTGGTGGTACAGCAAGAACTTGACAAATCATCCAATCAGGACGCGACCATAATGGATTAAATCCCATGAAGGTTACATCTTCATCGCTCACACGACGCAGAATCTTCAACGCAATTTCAGGACTAATACGAATTGACAAATTTTCCAATTCTTCCGCAGTCATACCTTCATTGGAGTCCCATTCTGCGTAAATGTTAGCAAGTCCTTCCTTGCGGAATTTGGAAGGTTGTTTGTAACCACACCCTATGTCATTTTCACATCCGCAACATTTCTTTGCTTTGTTTGCAATCTGATAAACATAATTCCAGCGTTCTTCATATTCAAGCTTCAATGCTTGTTTATATTTTTCCTTGTCGACAAGAAGACGACTACATTTAAAACATACACTTCGGAGAATTTTTAATAGGGTGTTCAAATATTGAATGTAAAACACGGGCTTGGCAAGTTCGATATGACCAAAGTAACCCGGAGTCTGGGTATAGTCCAAACCATCTGTGGGACAGATTAGACCAGGTTCCAAAACACCCATACGTGGATCAAAAAGCCCCCCGATTTTGGGTTTGTTATTGTCATATGTTTCACGCGAAGTAATCTCAGCAACCGAGGCACGTCGTATTTCTTCCGGTGAAAGAATACTGAACTGAATGCCTATGATTTTAGCTGACTGCTTATTTGCGCGAAGATTAGTATTATTCGGCATCTTCCTTATATACTACACATAAATTTTAGATTGTTTTAATTCAATTTTATATTTTAATGACAAAAAATATAATACTGGTTATCAATTTATAAAATCAGTATAAAAATATCATGTGTTTACATACTATCAAATGTCTTTCGAACAACATGACATAGTTGGTTGGGTAAAAAAGGTAAATTACATATATGTTGTTATATCAAAGAGTGCAACTGATAATGGAGTGGATACAATGTACACTATCACCCCCACCAAAAATTTTCAATTACCCGGTGGTGTTATTAAAACGGAATTAAATCGGAATGTCCCGCTACGTGAATTATATGATATATTATCATAATAGGTGTTTATTTGTATATATATATGTTAATTTTGATTTTATTGGTTCGTCTAAACCATATATTTCGTGGATTTGTAGATATCTTCAAAGGTATTCAATTTATTATTTTTCATTTAACTTATTTTTAAAAAAAATTGAAACTTATTTAAAGTGTATATGCGAATATATATACAAACGTAAATGACAAAGATGTCCGATACTATTAACAAGAAAATTACCACTCGTTCCAAGAAGGACGCCAAGGATGAGAAGAAGAAACACGTAGAATCTGATTCATCTGATGAGGAGGAAGTTGAGGCGGAGAGCGATGAAGACGATGATCAAGACATGGATCCTGTTGAGTGGAAAAAGTTTCTTTACAAGATGTTTCCATCGAAGCATATGCGCAAGCAAATCGATGAGGAAGCCGGTGCTTCTGACGCAACCAGTAGTCCCAGACACAAGTCCAAGCGCCAAAATAAAAAAAATAAAAATAAAAAGTGCGAGTCCGACGACGAAAATGCCAGCGATGATGATGGGAATCAGGCAATCAACATTGTTTTGAGCATTGATCCAAAGAGCCTTCGTAGAGGTCGAGGCGAGGATTACGACGAAGATGATGATGAGTACGAGACCGAAGATGATGACGAGTACGAAGATGATGATGAGGAGGAGGAATCTGAATCCGAATCTGAATCTGAATCGGAGGATGATTCCGAAGACGACGAGGAAGATGGCGAAGGTACCGAAAAGGTCGTCACAGCCATTGATTTCGAAAAGGAAGAAAAGTTGCTTGATGAACTACGCGAGATGCTAAAGAATAACTCTACATCTGTTGTTATTCGCGACGCAATCGAGGCATCTGAAAAGAAATTGAAGGCTTCTAAAAAAATTCACGACAAGTGCGAGAATAAAATCAAGGTTAAGAATAGTACCAAGTTCAAGGAGCTTATCTCCAATAAGAAGAATATGAACGATTTTATCTTCTTTAAGGGACTTCCTATCGTTGAGCAGGAAAAGATTCTTAACGAGGTTGAAGAAATCAACAAGATCATTGCTGTCGATAAGCCCTATCGTATTTCGCTTCTTGAGTCGGATATGCCAGTTCATTTTAAGGCATGTGCGATGAAGAAAATCAATATGCTGAAGTACATGGAGCCCGGTGGAGGGGAGTTTTATAAGGTGAAGAATTGGATCGACACCTTCATGAAGATTCCGTTTGGTATCTATCATTCACTCCCCGTTTCAAGGGATGATGGTGTTGAAGCGTGCCATGATTTCATGGAAAATGCCAAGAATATTCTTGATGAAGCTGTCTACGGATTGAATGATGCAAAGATGCAGATCATGCAAATGGTTGGACAACTAATTACTAACCCCAAGGCTATCGGCACAGCAATTGCCATCAAGGGACCTATGGGTACTGGTAAGACTACTCTAGTCAAGGAAGGAATCAGTAAAATTCTTGGTCGTGAGTTTGCGTTTATTGCACTAGGCGGTGCAACGGACAGCAGCTTTCTAGAGGGTCATAGTTATACATATGAGGGAAGTACTTGGGGTCAGATTGTTGACATTTTGATGAAAAGTAAGTGTATGAACCCTGTCATCTACTTTGATGAGTTAGACAAGGTGAGCGACACCCCAAAGGGTGAAGAGATCATTGGTATTTTGACGCATCTGACTGATACTAGTCAGAATAGCGAGTACCACGATAAGTACTTTTCGGAAGTTAACTTTGACCTTAGCAAGTGCTTGTTCATCTTTAGTTATAACGATGAGTCAAAAGTAAGTCCTATTCTTCGTGATCGTATGTATCGCATTCAGACAAAGGGATATGAATCTAAGGAGAAGAAGATTATTTGCAACAAGCATTTGCTACCAAAGATTCGTGATGAAGTGAAGTTCACCGAAGAAGAAATCATTTTCGATGATAATGTTATCCAACACATTATCGAGAACTACACCAACAAGGAGGATGGTATGCGTAATTTGAAGAGATGTATGGAAATCATCTATACCAAGCTGAATCTTTATCGCTTGATGAAACCCGATACCAATCTATTTGAGAGTGAAATGTCGCTCAAAGTTGAGTTCCCATTCCACGTCACAAAAGATGTAGTGGATAAGCTTATTAAGCTAGATAAAAAACAAAATCCTTCCCTACATATGCTTTATGTATAGATGAGGAGTGTGCGATATAGGTAGAAATAATTATAGTAAATTAAAATAATAACAAAATATTTTTTAATTTACATGTCTATAAAATGTTTGGAAATTATTGTGTTGCTGTTGGTGTTGGTTTATTAAATCCGAACATGCTCTTACCAAAGTTCTTAAGACGATCGCCTCTTGTGGGATTAAACGTTCCTGTTCCATCTGTTCTGCTCCTGCAGGTGTTAATTTAGTGTATTTTTTCCCAGGAATATTATACCCACCCCTCTAACAACGTCTAGATTTGCGAGATTTGGAACCACGTCTAGCTTTGCGGACTTTGCGGGATTTGCTGGATTTTCTGGATTTGCGGGATTTGCTGGCTTTGCGAGATTTGCGTCCACGTTTAGATTTGCGACCAACACGTCTAGTACCTCCTTCGGATACTGCTGGTGCTTCAGTGGATGAACCGAATTTACCTTTAATATTAGACACACTATTTTTCACACCATCCGTCATGCTAGAAAAGAAGCCACCTCCTGCTGCTGCTGCTACTGCTTCTGCTTCAGCAGCGACTGCTTCTTTAGGTGTAATTGGCTTACGTTTATCACTCCATGGTTGTAATACGACAATGTCTTTCTCATATTGCTCCATTTTAGAAGTGTCGTTGATAGAGGGTTTTACACCCTTACTAGGCAATGATCTGCGAACAGCCTGGTAATTTTGCTCGTCGTAAACCATTCCCTCGCTAGTTCCTAAAGGAGTTGCTGTATGTATAATAACTTCAACATCCCCAATTTTTGTATTTTCCGTGGTAAATAATTCACCACCAGCTACAGGTAATTTACCATCGCTACAAATAATGTTAGCGGCTAACTTACATTTGTTTATATTTCTATTAATTTCACCGCTGCTTTTGTCGGTTGAAGCTGCCATTCCACGTCTAGCAGATGCAGATGCCGATGATGCGGCTGATTTTACCTTATTCTTTGCAGCAATGGCGGCGTTAGCTAGTGATTCTCTCCAGGTTAATGGTTTAGTTTCACTCATTATAATTTATACCAACAAAATAAAAAATATAATGAAAATAAGAGACTTCCAAATTAAAATTGAAACAAACCTTACAAACGCAATCAAAAACATCAAATGAACGAGCAATCTATTGTAATCATGAGCACTTTATACGAATATGTTAAAGTGGGTTGGGTTAAATGCCTAAATATGCTTTCCGGACTCGGTTGGTTAAAGTCGTCGGTTGGCATTTATATGTTGTGGATCTGTTGTCATTTCTTTTTCGCCAATCTATATACGCACCATTGTGCAAGGTGGTCTATAATGGGATTTATTGTATCTCCCTTTGTAGCAGTAACTCCGTATTGCCGAGGCATTTTGTGGGTTGTAACGAAAGGATCTGACATCATTTCAGGTATGTGGATTTTACTTGGTAGTCTAGTTACAGGGTACGCTCTGCAGTTTGTACCTAGTAATATCATCAAAACGGAGAACGTAACTGCCGAAAAAAAAAATGAATAAAAAACAAAAAATGGATAAAAACGAAATGGATAAAAATAAAAAATGCGTATGGTGGGGGACGTATTTTTTTATCGTTATAGGAAATTAAATATTTTATAAATAAAATGTAATGAAAGAATCTGGACGTATTTTCATCTATTTATTTCTGTTCACGTTTATCATGACTTTTTTATTCAACGTGTGTATGATCGATAGTAATCCTATTCATGAAGGCATGCAAATTAAAGAACGAAATATTATTATTTTAGGAGATAGTGCTTTTGATAATCGTCCATATGTAGGTACAAGTGAAAGCATCCCATATCTATTACAGAATCACGATATATTTAAATCTGTCGTATTAGCTCGTGATGGAGCAAAAATCAGTGATTTACATCAACAAATACGTAGTGCTGAAAAGGATCTTGGTAAGTCCAACAGAACTACCTTTATATCTATTGGAGGTAATGATATTCTTACACTTAAAGACGACCAAATAGACATTGATAAAACGATACGTAAATTATTTACTACTTACACAAAAATTCTATCTAATTATACATTCAAAGGTAAATTAGTACTATGTAACATTTATATTCCATTTAGTAAGCGCGGTTCGTTTCACGAAAAGTGTATAAAAAAATGGAATGAACAATTATACATGTTCAGTAAAGAAAATAATTATAATCTTATGCGATTTGATAAAGTACTTTTTGAACAAAATGATTTTGTGGATAACTTAGAGCCATCACGTATTGGTGGTAGAAAAATAGTGGGTGAAATGTTAAACTATGTCGATTGATTGAAAAATTGATTTGATTATTTTTTTGGTATAATATAAAATATTATCATATGAATATGTGTTTGGCATACATTATGTGTTGTTTTAATCGAAGGAAATATAACAATGATGATGTTTCTGTCAATATACGTTATGAAAGGTTTAAAAAATTGCCGTTGTATAATCGTGTTTTGTATAGTAAACATTGAGCGAATAAAACGCCGATCCGCGAAATGTTGGCAGAAGATTCAATTAAAAATGCAGTTGAAAATTATAAACAAAAAAACAAATGTATAAAATGATGTGTGTCTATTAATTGTTATCGTAATCTATTTTATTTTTGGCGCGTGTAAGTGCCACATATAACAGGTTTTGTTCTTCTTCTGTAATATCCTCGCATAGTTTGACATTGTTATGTTCACATCCTTTGTAACTATGAATTGTATACATTAGACATTTTGCGTTGTTTTTAGGCACGATGTTTGATCGTACTTTGCGAAGTAGTTCCTTCAGTTCAAAGGCAGTATACGAAAGCAGGAAATTGGGGAGATCATCCTCCATGTCTTGCTTCTCTTCATCGCTTAATGCAAATTTCATTAACCGCGCATGAAGCGAAATCATCATGCGTTCCTTGTCGTCATATCCATAAATGTAAACGTCGTTTTCCTCTTGCGCTTTAAGAAGCAGGTATCTCCATGATCTGAATAGATATACATAGGATTCGGTCGTTTCGAAGTTTTTATCGAAGTGTGTATCTTGTTTGCTTTTTGAAATCATCCAGCAATTGTCAAACATATTGCGAATCTTATCACATGCTGGATTACCGATCCTAAATGTCGAATAAAACTCCATGAACAACGTGTCTGTAGGAAGTTTATTAAATGCGTTAATCGATCCTCTCCATTGATATATAGCTTGCATAGGATCTCCTACAAAAATTTTAGGTATGTCGGTATCTTTTAGTAACACATCAAGCATTAAATCGTCGAAATCTTGTGCCTCATCAATGAAAATCATATCATAATTTCTCTTTATGTAATCACGTGCCCAGTGATTAATCTGAACTTGTTTACGTATTGTGTCGAATGTCACAATATATGAACTAATTACTTTGTCCCACATCATTTTCATGAGCGGCATTGGTTTTCCGAAACGTTCCATGCTGAATTCTTCGATGGTATTAGATCCAACCTGGCGACAAAATTTTGTTAGATAGTCAATACATTGTTTTTTCACGCGCCAGTTCTTTCCTTGAAACCAGTTGATTTTAAGATGTATTGTATTTGGTCTAAGATCGTCCATTTGCTCCGGATTTCCTTTTTGTTCAATGTATATGCTTCGCATAAGTGAATCGAACGTTCTAGGGACCATATTTGTAATATTTTGGGTCTTTAATTTCCCCTGAATTTCACTGATTAGATTTTTATTAAATGCTAGATATAATATTCTCTTTTTTTTGTGGATCTTAGCTAGATCTAATAAAGTAGTTGTTTTACCACTTCCTGCGACGGACTTAATTGCGGTTATGCTGTTTAATGGAAATTTATAGGTTTTGATGTAATGACGATGAATATCGTCTAATAAATACATTGAGTCACGACATCTAGAGTATGCGATATGTGTGGTTTCAAGAGTTTCTTGAGTTGTTTCTAAATCGGCAAACATTTGCTTTCCTTCGGTTGTCATTATATCTGCTAAACATGTGTTGTCAAACACATCCTTGTAATTACAAATATCATCATGAAAAATTATCCATACATGACGTCTGACGCCTTCGATTTCCATCGAATATGCCTTACGATCAGTTAACCATAACCACTCCTTTTTACCAGTGTATAAAAATACGTTATTGTTACATTCTTTCACTGATTCTTGCCATGATTTGTGTGGAATCTCAATAATTGCATATTTTCCAATGGTTACACGTTTCATGTATTGTTTCTCCACATTGAAAATCCAATCGATTTGACTCGTATTCTCGCGATCTTTCACATCAGATGGAGAGATAGGTGAGTTTTGAAATTCAATCCCTAATTCATTTTCAAAATCGTATCCGTCTACAAAATGTTTCGTGTTTTTACCAAAACGAAATATTTCTCCATTTTTTGTATTGATGCTTTTTGAAAACATGGTGTGCCAGTCACTCATTTTACGAAGTTTCTCTATATGAACATTTTCACATTCGATATGTGTTCCATTTCGGCATGGGTTTGGATGATAAAAATGTTCAACGTAATTTTCGTTTTTGCCACGAGATTGACGTAATAGAACCGGTTCATCGCAATTAAAGCATGTAAAATGCGATGTTGGTGAGATCCCCCTTTGGTATATTTCTTCCGGTAGCATGATTTGATTCTCGTAAATCGCAAACTTCGGCATATTAAATGTATAATTACATATTATATATTTAACTAATTTACTTTTCAATTTTAAGCGTAGGTGCAACCATACGTGATTGAAGTTGCTCGCGTGTAAGGTATACATTCTTCATATCGCTGTCAGAATATCCAAATGGTTTTGTATTATCGAATGCGGATACATAAAAATAGGGTTGATTTGGTTGTCCACCTTCAGGCTTTTTGAAACCACGAAAACAATTAGCGGTGCTACATGCTTCGATCTGGTTGTTAGTGATCATATGATCAGCATTTCTCATTAAGAAGGAACGATATGCGCTACTTGACATAATTTTGTTTTCATCCAATACATCCTGGTTTATTTGCTCATCTGGTCTTAATGTTGCGAAATTACGTCCATCATTCATAATTGGAGGGTGATCTAAATAAAGATTATTTGATCCAGAATAACATTTTTTCCAGCTCATATATATCAAATAAGAAAAGATTTACTCACACAATTTCAATAATTCATTTTTTTTGAGTTTGCTGATATCAATATCTGTTAACTGATTATTAATGATGTGTTCGCGTAAATCTTTTATTGTCATCTTTTTAAAGTTCAATAGTTGTAGATTTACAATTGTTTTAGAATCTTCAACTTCTACGGCTTCTTCGACAACTTGTTCGACTTGTTCGACGACGATATCTTGTTCGACAACGGCTTCTTCGACTTCTTCGACTTCTTCGACTTCTTCAACAACAATAGGTCTCATAACTTCACAAACCTCTATAACATCTGAAACCTTGGTGATTTCATCAAACACTAGGCTATTTTCTACATTATCTATCATGATTTCGACAGGGCGACCACAATCACTTTCGTCGTCGCTATCGTCGTCGCTTTCGTCATCGCTATCGTCACTACATGAGTCATCATCAGAAACCTCAATCAACTGACTATTCTTAGGATCTAACATTGACATCATATTCATAGGGTCGTTGAGACATACACCATTCACATGTTTAATCTGGTCCTCATCCGAAATCGATTTTGATTTTATTGTATTCATTTCATCCGCCATTGCATTGATCAATTGAAACATCGAGTTTATTTTATGATCAACATTGGTTAAACGTTGACGAATATAAAAAACTATGAAAATTACTACAAATATTATTCCTAAAGAAAACATGAAGTTTGTACCAAATCCAGCGATTGCAAATATATCCATTTACTAGACTATGATAATATATGTTACGCGATTAAACGTAAAACACTAGGATATACCAAGAATATTTTCACTACGATGTATAATTGTTTCAGGATAACATAAATCCTTCAGTACCTTTACACCACCTTTAATTGACGATATTCCTTTTTCCAGTTTATAGGAGTAATGAAAATCACGATTCTCTTTAATATCGATTCTCATTTTACAATTGGATATCCTCTTGTTTTTATCAAGATGTTTACACAAATCAATGAAATGTGTTGTTATCATTATATCCACGTTTCGCAATTTGGATAAATGTTCTATGTACGAAACACCTGTTGCAACCGCTTCATATGGATTTGTACCCGAGTATAATTCATCGAAAACACAAAAATGGCGTTTCAATGGATCCCTTTCTATACTTTCCAAAATATCCTTACATCTGCGAGCTTCAGCCTGAAATAAGCTATCACGTCCGGATGTATCTGGAATATTTAAGTAACAATGGATTCGATCATATGTATCTAAAGTTGCTTTTTTGAAAAACCCACATCCTATTTGTTGACTTAATATGATGTTAATCATGGTCGTTTTTAATAACGTGGTTTTACCTGATGCGTTTGGTCCGGTAACAATCATGTTTTTGTCTATATCATAATCATTTGTAACCGCTTTCGCACCCGGTATACTTGGGTAATATGCCTTTGTAAACTTCGTTTTCCCTTTTGTATTAAATTTGGTAATGTTCATAGTTCCTGTTCTGATAGATGTGGCTATCATATTTATATTCTCTAAATAACCATGAAATCCAAAGCTGAAGGAGAGAGCATCTTTAATTTCCGGGTTGCTGTAAAGCTGATGGAATTCTTTCATGACAACCCCGATATTCATTGCTTCTTTAACATTCCAACTATATGCTTCTATGAATAATATTTTGGTTTGAAAATGTTTCAATGTTTCCAGTTTATCATTCAAGACACTGATGAAAGGTTTATATGTTTCTAAATTGTTGGTTATTGTTATGAATTTCTCTATTTCTCTTGATGTCGAATTTATATATGACTTCAGGGATTTGAAAATATGATGTACATGCTTCATATTGTTATGATAACGAATACAACTTATAATATTACTATATATCTGAAAGAGATACATACAACACGAAATAATTAGATATACTCGTTTTTCCCAACTCACTTCTTTGAAGTTTAATAATAATTGCCCAACGACATTATTCCTAAAGAGAAACATCAATGTTTGAGTGTAAAGCGCCCATGTTAATTTAACTCCTTGTAGTTTCAATATGAAAAATGGAAGAATCATAAGGAAAATAGGAAGGCATAATGCTAGAAGAGGACTAAAGATGTTGTATAATCCCATAAAACCTAGAAAATAGGATGATTTATTTAAGAAATCTAGGTGGTTCCAGTCAATATAACTATATCTATCCAAAAAATTACAATCACCTTGTAATTCTTCATATAATTGCATTATTTCGTCAGTATTCTCTTCAGGTTTATAATCAATGTTTGTATATATTTTTTGTGTGTCTTTAAGAAATTGTTTATCTTTAGTGTAATACGATGCCCAGCTGCGTTGTATTGTCTTACCGGCACGTGTTTTTGATGGTAGAATAGATTCATATACCGAATCCGGACCAGATAATTCAAGATCTACTATGATATGTTCTTCGAGTTGTATTTTCTCTTCATTAAATGAAATTGGCATCTTGAAATCAGTGGCTATACTTTCCTGCGTCCAACATTTATTTTTCATTCCCTTATCGACTTCCATTACTTTTACGAAGAGAAAATATGTTCTATTATCAAACTAAATATAATCAAACTTCAATTATCAATAAATTAATTAAAAATTGATTTAAAACATATATAAATACATTTCATTATACAATAATATGACGTGCATTTATGATGAAACCGATATTCTAAAGATTAAAGAAGTAGGTTTTGATACAACGCTCCCTCAAGAGGCACTCGACATGATCCAACACATTTCGGACCAGGTGGGATCACCTAGTTATGTAAGAACACCTACATTTGCTAAATCTTCTCGCAATAAGAAACCTACAACTACTATTCCTTACACTGGGTCATCGTTTACTAAGGTAGATGGTATTGATCGGAATGTATTGCATATTCGAGGCAATTTAAATAAACTATCCACGAATAACTATGATAAAGTGGCGCCTATTATTTGTGAAAACATACAACTTCTTATGGACAATGAGGTTACAAATGAAGAACTCCAAAAAGTAACCGGGTTTGTATTTGAAACAGCTAGTAATAATCGATTCTATTCTGAGCTATATGCCAAGTTGTTTACAGAACTTATTGAACGTTTCCCAATCTTCAAGACGATTTTTAACGAGTCATTTGATAGTTATCTAAAACTATATGATAATATTACATCATTTAGTGAAGCGGATAACTATGATGAATTTTGTAAACAGACAGCTGTTAATGCCTCTAGACGTGCGTTTACAACATTTATTGTTAATTTAACATTGAAAAAGCAGGTTGATAACTCAACATTATTCGACTTGTGTTGGAAGCTACAAAGCTATTTCGACACGCACATTCTGACCGATGGGCAACAACCATTATGTGATGAACTTTGCGAGAATATTTTCATCATTATGACAGAAGGGTTCAAATGTCTCAAGGACGAAGAAAGATATGCGTCACTCAATGGTAAGATGACCATTGTTAAGAATACAAAAGTAAAGGACGTAAAAAGTCTATCTAATAAATCACTATTCAGATATTACGATATGTTTGATTTTGTTGCAAATCTTGAAAAGTAAATAATAATGGACAGGAGGGGGTGTGATATTATGTATTTTTTATTCTATATTTTGTAGATAAAAAGTCACTAAAATGTATGTGTTTTCCATACCCATTCTTAAAATATAAGGATGGTTGCCATATTAGCTTATTTGTACCAAATATATACTGATCGGGTGTATATAAATAATCATTATGAATATAAAAATTTTCTGGAAGCGAAACATCTACATTTTTACGCGTCTCGCACTTGTAAATAAAAGGGACTATATTTCTCAATTGATGAAGTTCCATAATTGCTAGGCGATTTAATAATGAAACATTCATTATTTATATATATCCAATAATATCTAATATGTTTTAGCCTTATAATTTTATTGCGTTCATATATTAGTTCCATTTCTGAAATCCATCTTCTCGTTAGCAAATTTCTCGATTGTGTAAGCACTGAGACCATTAAGCCAAGCCACAATTCGGGTTAAAACTGCAAAAATAAAATATAAATATATATTATATGAAGTTCAAACAAACGATATATGATATGGATGATTTAAAAGATATAGAATCTACAATGAAAGAAGGTGATTTAGTATTGTTCGAAGGCAATAATCAATATGACGTTTCCGTATACATACATCGAAACGGAATTTTAGAATATGATACCGATTTAACTACAACATACAAAACAGAAAAGGAGTTATTAGGAGGTAGAAAAATTAAAAAAAGTAGGTCAAAAAAAAGTAGATCGAAAAAAAGTAGGTCAAAAAGACATAGAACGAAAAAAAATAAGGCAAAGCGAAAAAAAATAAAAAGACGCAGAACGAAAAAAAAATCCGGGATTTAGGAGCTGTAAATCATCCTTCCAGTCCGAGACGAAAGCGAGTATTCACATCGAGTCAGATATACCAATAATATTTTTATAATAAAAAATAATCTTTTTTTATTATAACTACAATATGTTTATTAATACACCATATGATAAAATCAACGAATTTATAGATAAAAAATGGTTAAAAACATGTACAATTGACAAGGATAATATTGACACGATACAAAACATGTATTCAATAATCAGAAATGCCTATAACAACATACAGCATATCAAAGTGACTCGCAATGTCACGAAAAACCATACATTTACGCAAGAGACACTTACAAAAATTGTCGAAGTAACTCGTTTCTTTCCACAACGAATAAATTCGTTTTTAATACAAAATACGGGCGAATATAAGCGTTTTTCTTTCAAAATTGGAAAACGCACATTCACCATTCATGTCTATTGTTATGAAGGGTATACATTTGACGAAGATAATTTGAATTACATGATAAGTTGGTTTTACACAGCAAATCGTTTTGCACCAGACGACGAATGTTCGCGTAATCTAAATATATACCTATTAATGTCTCCCTTTGCAAAATTTCTACCAGAAGCTAAAAATACAATGGTCGAACCGAAACATGTCAATTCTGCATTTACATATGGATGCAAGGAAAACAACAAAATTGTTATATTTAGACACGAAGAATGGGAAAAGGTATTGTTACACGAAACCTTCCACACCTACAACTTTGATTTTCACGCAAACGATTTTACCAAATTTCGTACATTTATGAAACATACGTTCAGGGTACAATCTGATTACGAACTATTTGAAACATATTGTGAAACATGGGCTACATTATGGACAGCGGCATATCAAGCGTACCATATTACTTGTCAATCGAATGAACCAAAAAGATTTATTAATTATGTAGAAACATTGATTGCACATGAACAACAATTCTCATTGATTCAAAGTACAAAAATATTAAATATATTCAACATGAAATATTCAGACATATTTAAACAAAAAGAGCCAAAGTATCGCGAAAACACAAATGTGTTTTGTTATTATATATTGAAGTCGCTCTGTTTGCTACATATTAATGCATTTTTACGAGTATCGAACAAATGTATGAATAATCCATTAAATATTATTTTCGATTCGAAATGCGAGTCGCTATGGATTGATTTTTTCAAAAAAATATATAACAATAAAGAGACAATAAAACGTACAAACGACGCGCATAATATGGTATTGTCACTTAGAAATAAACCAGAAACGAATGTGTCAAATAATTCATTGGGTAGAATGACATTATTTGGATAGTTTTTGGATTCATTATTAGTAGTCGTTAATAGTAGCAGGTTGAATTAATATATATTATCGAAATATATATTAATATTTTAGGGGTTTAAATTTTTTTATGAATGTCAACAACTTATGCGGTGGCACTAGCAGATGTGGTAGCGGTAGCAGCAGCGGCGAGGGCGGCAGCAGCAGCGGCACCAGTCTTGGGGAAGTGAGGAGACATGTAACGTTGGAGGTTGAAATAGGTAAGTTCATCTCCACCAGAAATCTTAAGAAGCTTGGCGAGAGGAGCATCAGGGTTGATCTTGCGACCATTGTCCTTATCCTGAAGGTTATTTGCGCGGATATAAGTGTTGATTTCCTTGGTCACTTCAGTACGAGCCATTTCGGCACCAGAGGGCTTACCGAGGAAAGTGGCAAGCTCGTCAGTGATGAGAGTAGGCTTGACGAAACCACTGGGAGCGCGGTTACCACCCTTCTTGCGCTTGCCACTTAGCTTCTTGGCAACACGAAGCTCGCGAACACACTTCTTTTCAAGGATGGTGAATTCCTTGCGAAGAGCGGAGAATTGTCCAGCCACAAGTTGGAGCTTGGACATGAAAACGGAGAATTGCTCACTGATGGGGGGTTCCTCAGGAGTCTCGACAACATCGTTTGATGCGGCGACAACGGGAGTAGGAGGAACAGGAGCAGGTGCGGCTACAACAACAGGAGTGGTTGCAACCTTAGCTTTGACAACCTTACCGGGTGTCTTAGGTTCGATGGGAGCCTTTACAGGAGTTTTAAGCTCGCTAGAAGCCTTTGAGGGAGCAGTGGTAGTCTTGGTGGTTACTTTTGTAGGCTTAGCCATTATATATACTAACTACGTATCCTTTTTAAGTGTTTTATCTATATAAATTATATTATATGTATTATGACCTTTTAATGACATCTAATTTCACGCCAATAATACTTTTCAAACGAACAATTGCTAAAAATCGGTCAAATGGCACACAGATTCATACAACCATGGCATAGCTGAGGCTGCACTACGACTTACTAATGTAAGTGCAGCAAGTACATAAAATGCTCCTAAAGATTTGCTGTCATTATTTACGCCCATTGATATTAAATTATTCATAATTTCTAATGTATGATATCTTACATAATTTATATTGGTAGAATGCAATATATGATTCATATGTGATGTGAATGGACTTCCCGATGGGTGACATATATTCCTTTTTGTTTCATTACTTAATTGTGCTCTATATTGCCATATGTCATATAGTTCACGCAAATATCGAGTATGTTGTCTCAGATTTAATGATAGAAACCATGAAACATCTGAATAATTACCTAGATGATCTATATCACCAAATACACTTACCAAACGATGATGTATGTTTGTGTCACAATAAATATCCAAAATCGGATCAACCGCACTTTTCATCGTTGTATTCATATACAAACACTTTTGTAATTGTGCAACACGTTTCATGCGAAAATTTAGATTAGTCGGCAATTCATTTCTTGTAAACGGATTTAACATTGCCTCGCAGTTTGTTGTCTTATTATATAATTCACTAAGAGAACATATATCAAATCCATATATAAATCCATTCTCGTTAATACTAATCATTTGTTCAACGCTTACTTCATTGATTGGTTCCAATGAAAAAAAATCACATTCATTTGTACATAAACGTCGATCAACTAACCCATTTCCCTTATGATATCGCCATAATTTTACAATATGTCGTCTAAATGCTTTCTGAATACGTGTAACAACGAACGATTTTGACATATATTCATAAAGACGTGTATTAAGTTCCGTTTTATTCCCGGACACACGAATTTTATAGTGTCTTGACATTGCTTTCAATTGGGCAATATTGTAATCATAAACATTAAGATCTTGATAGTTTTCAATCGTCAACAAAGAGAAATCTGAAGACTTTACCTTTTGTTTCTTTATTTTTATAACATCATTCACATCATTTGTATAAGTTAATAACCCGTGCGAACACGAACGCGCCCTTTTTTTGTTTATTTCATTCATATACTAGAATAATATATTCTTTTGTTTAATTAGTTTGATATAGAATCATTCTGACGAAGAGACTATTAAACCTAAAATCACCTATTTTCGGTTATATTATATTGTATTTAAATTAAAATAGTTGGTATTTTTTACAAACCACGTATGAAGAGAAAAGGATTGTGACGTCACCTAATATAAATTAAAATTGAAATGGATTTAAAGGCATCAGTCATAAGTATACTATATAAGATGAGCAGAAACGACATCCTTACCTACAATACCTTCACCAACGAGTCATTTGACTACAACCAACCCCGCGTCAATGCGAATGGTGGTAAGTCAGTGAATTTGTTCAACACGAGCGCTAAGACCGCCCTCAACCTTTCAACTCCTCTTATGCTGACATATGGTCTCAGCGACTATGAGGGCAATCAGCGTTATGATCTTACTCTTCAGTTCCCTGACAGAGGCACTAACAGCAAGGCAGACATTTTCCTTGATGTGCTTACTAAATTTGAGCAGCGTCTCAAGTCAGATGCGATTAAGAACGCCAAGGAGTGGTTCGGCAAGCCCAAGATGACCGAGGATGTGGTCGATGCCCTATGGACACCTATGCTGAAGTACCCCAAGGACAAGGCTACTGGTGAATACGATATGTCTCGTTCTCCAACTCTTCGTGTTAAGGCACCTTTCTACGCAGACTCAAACAAGTGGGACTGCGAAGTATACGATGTCAACAACGATCGTCTGTTCCCTGATCCAGACAACTCAATGACCCCTCTAGACTATCTAAAGAAGGGTACTCAGGCAGGACTTCTTATCAAGTGCGGTGGACTTTGGTTTGCGAACGGAAAGTTTGGTGTTACTTGGAGACTTCTTCAGGCAAAGATTCGCCCTAGAGCCACGATTACCGGTAGTTGCCAAATTGCTTTGGACGATGACGATGTTGCTATCATGACAAAGTCTAATGAGGTCGAAGATACCAGTGATGCCGGCGAGGAAGATGTTCGCGCTTCCACGATGGTGGAATCCGATGGCGAGGAGGAGGAAGAGGAGGAGGCACCTGCTCCCGAACCTGAGGTGAAGAAGAAGAAGGTGGTTCGCAAGAAGGCATAAATAAAACCATACAAAAAATATAAAAACACACAAAAAATATAAAAACACACAAAAAATATAAAACCAATCATGACGTGGCACGTCATTACAAGGTGCACGGATTCCCGAGCGGTCAAAGGGGACAGACTTAAGATCTGTTGCGTTAGCTTCGTGGGTTCGAATCCCACTTCGTGCATTAGTGATAAAACCACATTAAAAGTTTTAAAACCCGGTTAGCTCAGTTGGTAGAGCGCACGCCTTTTAAGCGTGTGGTCGTCGGTTCAAGCCCGACATCGGGTGCGGGGACTGGTGGACGCCATGAAAGATCCCCAAAACGTGGAAATGGAGGAACATATCCTGAAATTCAAGTGGTGTTTCACGATTTTAAGCGAGGCGTGGGGCTTAAGATAAACCTAATATGTTTTAAAACTGGTTTGTTCTTATAGCTCAGTTGGTTAGAGCATCGGTCTTATGAGCCGAAGGTCTGCGGTTCGAACCCGCATCTGAACACGTATGGGACATAAAATAGTTCGCCTCCTCGTGGTGTGTCCTGGATAGCTGAAACAAAATGAACTATTCCCTTTTAGCACAGCAAGATGCTAATTGTCGTCGGTTAAAAATAAATTCCTTTATTTGGGGTCCCTAAACATTACAGGGTGAGAGAAATGTGCGCTCCCTATATGGCGCAAACCAATTTGGCTAGGTAAATTCCCCTCTTTAAATTGGATGTAATGTAGGTCTTCGATGCGTATTCCGGTTAAGGTAAAACCGGTTAATACATTGAAGAAAAATATAGATATATGAGCTATGTGTTTGAATTGTTTCGTTCATTCAGATAATAAAAAACCGCAGTAAACCATGTCTATGTTAACGCTATGATTTAGAGGATATGTCTTCTCCTCTATTTGAATATATGGATGATTTAGTATTGTTTGGTAAAACGACTTTAATCAGAGTGACTTCGTGGGGAAGTTGGTAAACAAGAAGGTAAGGGGGACGCCCCTTTTTTATTGGGTATAAAAAAATTGATATGTTTCATAGATTACAGCAATATATCAACCAAACATCATTAAAATAAAAATACAATGTGCAAGACCAAGACAGATTCTCAAGAACACGTCATTATGGCTGAGTTCTTACTGAAGGAAGAGCGCGAACCTCATTGGAATGGTCTTCCCAAGACAATCAAACGCGCATTATGTAGTGCCATCAATGTTTCTTATAACAAGATACATGACCCGTCCTTTTACAACAAGTTACATCACGAATGGACAAACAACAAGAAATGTAGACAGACCACAGATCAATGCGCCAGTATCGAATGTGCTATATGTATCGAATCATACCAACTGGACGGCAAGGACAAGGTCACCACATTGTTATGCGGACACAACTTTTGTTCGCATTGTATATTCAAACACATCCAGACACGAGGATTCCAAGCATCCTGTCCCATGTGTAGGTACGATGTTTTCCAGGAGAATAACTCTAGTTCACATGACCTCCAAACTGATGGTGAACGATTCAATCAGATGATCATAGAGAACAAAAGAATCAGACGACGACAAGAGAGGCGGATAAAACGCAAACGAGCACGCGCGGAGACACAAGGAACTCTCACTTGAACATTTATTTTATAACATGATACATTTGCATTATGTTATGAAACATCAAGTGGTAGAAAAAATAAAGTACCACTATATTATATGGCAAATATATACATTTTTTTACAAAACTACGTATTCGCATCTAAATAAAAGAAAAATTGACTTTATTTAATGGCTACTAAATAAATAAAAAGAATAAGATGATAGATGACTCTGACTATGAGCGATATTATAGTGACATATGCGATTCATTTATACAAAACGAAAATAATCTTGAATATAGTCAACTCGTACCACAACTTTCTGACCGCGACCTTCCTGGGGCGAGATTGTCTATCATACAATTTTTCGCAATGAATGATAGAAGACTTGTTTGTTACGGGAACACATCATGGGGAACCTGTGCACATACATTGTATCGTCGTCCACATAATGATAAAATATATGCACTATTCATATACCCTAGACGTGAACCTAGTAATGATGTAGTCTCACACGATATTCGTGGTTCGGAACTTACACAACATCTACTACAATCCCTATTTGCTATATATACAAGCGACGAGATCACCTATCCCCATATGCCAATCTATTCACACAATACAGACAATGCACCAGATTCTATTACCTATGAAGCAACCTAAATATAAAAATTTTATCCGCGCTTAAAACAACTACATAAAAGCATTATATCTTTGTACAATGACCTTACACCTACCTTCTTATTTTTTGGTGTATCATTGACATTTTTATTGATCATATTGTCAATTTCATATTGTATAATTTGTGCATCTTCAACACGAATCGATTTACTTCTTTCTCTCTGTGGCATGGTTATATTATATCTATATTTTATTATTCCAAATCAAGAAATACAATTATATGAGTACGTTCTTGTGTATTAAACATTTCCTTTTCGTCTATCTTCCACAATCCCTTCCCTTCTAATACAATAGTCTGACTTTTTTTACACGCGATTTGTTCACATGGAATTTGAAATGTATATGCGTCAACAACAAGTTCAATTGTATCTTTATAAAGCAATGTATTATCAAAAGATAGTTGGTGGAAAATACAAATATTATTATTTTCGTCAAGCCAAACATTAGGTGGCAATTCTGGTAGAAATTGTACACTAAATTCTGTACCATCGGATGTTTCGAATTCAACCTCACTATGCCACATTGGTGCAAAAAAGGTTTCATCGGAATAATCAAATTTATAGACGTTCTTTTCCATCATGTCTGAAAATAAGGTTTTTTTAAGAATACATTTACGATTTCTTTTTTTAGAAAGGACCTTCTCTATATTTGAAAGGATATCGCCTGGTACATGATTCGATACCGATATTTGCTCTACGAATGTATAAACACGCATAAGAGTTTGTATGTCTAATGTTTCTAGGTATTGTAAAGAGAAGTTACCGAATTTTTTACTAATCAAATCGACTATTTTTCCGATTGGTTCTCGGTACTTGCTTCGAAAAATTGACAAATGTTGCATTATATTTCCAAGCATATTCGAATCATCTGAATGATCACTTTCAATGCGACACATGATTAACAATGTCTCGTAACCTTCCTGGAGATCTTGAAATTCGCCCTTCATACCTCCTTTATCAGGATGAAATTTCAAGGCAAGACGTTTGTATTTTCTATGTAAAGAATCTTCATTTAATTCACGCTGCGATGTTTCAAATAATTGATAATATCGATCCAATTTTATATTATCATGTGTTGTGAAACTTTTTTTCATGTATAGTAGTAATTAAATAATAGTAAATATTCTCTAAATGGTATATAGGTCGATAATTATTATTATATTGTTTCAGTGCCTGGTATACATATACAAATACATCATAGTACTTATTATGTGGTATATATTTTCTCTTCACTAGTGTGGAAATTATATTTCCTATACATTCATGAACATCAATATTGTAGACCAATATATCATAAATTAATTCACGAAACCTAGCCATATTAAAATCGTCTATATCGATGATGTATTCGATTATGCTGTTCTCTATTTTTGATTCCAACGTAATTATGGATGTTTCTTCTTTTAATGCCCTTAAGTTACGAATGGTACCAACATTTCTCTTTGTATTGTCACTACCATTTGTCGTAATTTTTGAAACAGCTACTTTTGTAGGCTGACCCATTTGAACTATGTGACAAGCATCAATTATATTGTCTGGGATAAATGATACATGTTCACTTATAATATGAAATACAATTTTGGATATATGCGACATTCTTGACATGTAACTATAAAAAACATCAAGCAATTCGTTATGTACCAAATGAAAATTTTTACATACTACAATTCCAATACGACCACTTCTGGTTTCAACAATATCCTCTATGTGTTTCATTATTGTATGAAATAGCGTTTTAGAATTACACCCTAACAATTCCATATCTATTTCAAAATGAATATCACTCATCATAACAAGATAATCTGCTTTATCATAATTCACAATTAATTTGCGTTCATATTTTAAATTGCTCTGACTGAAATCCTGGATATTCAATAAAACCTGAGAATATTTTCCGATTCCCTTTGCACCATAATATAACATATGTTTTGTTATTCGTTTCCCCTTATCACCAGAACTATTTGTTTTTGTAATAGTCGGATGAATATCGTGTTTTCTCTTTTCTTCACAATAATCATAAAATGTTTGATGTAGTTCCAGTCTTTCCATTATATAGATATGTTGTAAATATTTATATAATAATACGTAATAGTTTGTTTGATAGAGAGAAAGAGAGAATATTTCATAAGAATGAATACACAAAGGTCCAAATATATAAGTTCAAGTATATATAAAAATTGATACAAATTGAACGAACTATTCATACATTATATTAAAAATAGCGACACTAAAATGACAAATATGTATACTGGATACTTCACGCTTAAGGAGAAGGAATTTTGCACTATATGCGAGGAGCAGGAATTCTCTGAACTATGCGACAAATGTGGTGATGTTGTTTGTGCTGACACAAATTGTTGTTTCACGTACTCACTTGAGAATTCAGACACATATGTGCTGTGTAAAATTTGCCTATCTAAAATAAACGCTAAATTACGCGTAGAGATCGATATAGGTAAAATATCCACACTGAAACAAAAAATTAAAGACGGAACAACGTATGTAAGTAGCAGTAAAAGAACCTTATCGCAAGAGAGAAGATTGAGTAAATTGGATGCCGAGAATGCCAATGCATTGATAGAAACATGAATTATTTTGTAAATTAAGAATAACCAAACTTTTTTTGGTTGGAAAACCCCCTCTCAATACAATAAACCTTATCTTGATTGATTGTAAAAATGTTTGATGTATTTTCTTAAGATACTTTTTCCTATTAATTTTAGGGGCGGATAAGTATTACACATATTTAATGCGGTTCTAACTTGAATAGTATTCACTAAACCTATGTGAATTGACTCGTATAACATTTCATCTTTTGTCCATTCATCAACATTCGATTTGGTAGGTGGTATATATATAATTTGTTCCGCAATAGCAATCATTTCAACTAATTTTGGCATTTAATATTAGTATTCGATTTATAATTTATTATTATTTTCTTCAAATGAACTATACGCAACAAAAATTTACTTGATTAGAGTGAAAATGTATCCATTCGTCGTTTTTGTTCGTCGCATCTCGTAATTCTCATGATGTATTTTTTGATGACATGGTTCGCAAATCGACGCTAGATTTGCCATATGGTTTTTATGTACATGCCCAATAAAGTTTCTCGAATCCGCACTATGTTGTGGCAGAAGATGATGCACTTCTGTTGCCTTATTCGTTTTACATATTTCACATTGATTACGGATCTTTTTGCTATTATACCTCGATGTTTCTTTCGATAATACGTCTGGGACTATATCCAGGTATTTATTGCGTAACATATGAGCATTTTCTAAAAACTCAAGTGGTAAATGAAGAGATTTACACACTTCGAGACCATACATTGAACTACCTGAACCATCTTTCAAAAGTCGATCGTAAATGAGACAATCGTTTTGAGTGTCGTATATAACGCTCATATGATTACATGTCACGCTTTCGATACTTGTTATTTCCTCATATTCAGCAATGTTATGTAAATGTGTGGCGAATATAAAAGATACATCTTGTTTGTGTAACCACTGAATTCCTGTTACAAATATACTTGTAGCTGATTCATATTCTGTTCCAGAACAGAGTTCGTCGCCCAGAACAATGCTTCGTTCATCAGCGCTTTGTAAAATTACACGCAACTCACTCATTTCTACAGCAAATGTCGAGAGACCTTTGAACATGTTGTCGTTGTTTAAAATACGTGTAAACATTTGTGTATAAGGTACAAAATCAAATTTATCACATGGAACAAATAATCCACTTTGTGCCATTATAATACATATACCCAATGCTTTCATGAAACTGGTTTTTCCTACAGCATTTGTACCAAACAATAACATCCCATTTCGTTGTTCGTTTAAAACAATATCATTCTTCACATAAGTTTCATCTTGATTAATATGTTCAATAATTGCGTGCCTTACACCATGTGCATCAACCGAACTTCGGGAACCCGATTTCGCTAAAGGACGACAATAATTATATTTATGTGCCATATATGCCTTGTTTTGTAGAACATCCATTGTTACAGCAAATGTAGTAATTTTCATATATGGTTCATGGAATGCCTTAATCTCATCACAGAACCGACGAAATACAATTTCGATATATTTCAACATCTCTTGCTTTTTATAATAATATCTTTCACAACATGACTGGATATCAGTATGGTGAATCATTACACTACCTGCTGTAGATTTCGGAAATGTAAACCCCGACTTCAGTGAAATTTTTGAACCATTGTATGTAAATTCAACAGGATGTGTATCTAGGTAATTCTTTAATACTATACTTCTCTTTTGAGTACACGTCAATGATGGAGGCATCTTGTCTGTCGAATGAACCTTTATATAATTCACGTCCTTTTTCTCTATCTTAATAAAAATATTCTGTATCACACGTTGATATTCAAGCAACAAACCATAATTAATGTTTGTTTCACACACAATGTCATCTAACTTACTATCGTAGCCTTTTACGAAAAGTGTGTCCGTAATAGCATCTGATGTTTTTAATGTTTCCACATTCATCGAACTTGATATGAATTGAATAATGGATTCGCAATATTCACTTACATCTATAAATTTGCTTAAATAATCGTCTAGATAACAATGCTGTTCACTAACATGTTTGTGAATTTTCAATGTAGATTGAATATCATTGTACATACACGCAATATTTTTTGGTAAAAGTTTACCGAGAAACAGCTGACGTTGTAGACGTTCCATATCATACATGCTTCTCATTTCGCCACGTAAATAGTCGACCAGCGTATAATTCTGTAAAACATTGTCTATATTTTCATATTCATAATTCAGAACATCTACATTATATGTTGGGTGGACCAGTCGTTCAACAAACTCGCGTTTACCCATTGGTGTTACACAATTGTTTAACATGGTAGACAACGACGATTGCTTACCTCCCATTTTTGTATCATGTATGATGTTTAGTTGTTTCAAACTATGGTTTGCTAGATATAGCGTATCGCATCCTGTCTCAATAATAGGCTCGCCAATTTTATGGAGTAAATACTCATTATGTTGTTTCACCCAATTGCATAAAAATGCGAATGACTGCAACGCCATCGTATAGTGCGAATATTTCATCATAAAAACATTGTAATCATTCGGGTGAAAAATATCAGTTACTATTTCTCGTATATAGGTTTGTTTCGAACAATTTTTCGCTTGTCTAGAAAAGTTAGAACTATCATCATCTATAAATATAGTTCGTTGATTTTGCGTTTGAATATGTAACATGTGTGTAAAACGCTCATTTTCTTCGCGCGAAAGGTTAGTGATCATGATGATTTCACTTGGATTATAAATCGATAAATATCTCTCTAGATTGTCAAACGTTGTGGGTGAATAAAGGAGACGTTCTTCGTATTCGCAAATATGTGTCTGACCTGTTAAAATATTTATATGACTAATTCCAAATACGATTGTATTATTACTTACCTTTTCATACCAAACACACATTGTAACATTTTGTAACTCTGTTTCATTCGTGTTGAAATAAGTACCACGCGAATAAATATTTGCCAGTTTTCTGTAGAATTTTTTCTCGATTTCATATTGATCATATACAAAACACGTATAATCTTCCGATGTTATTTTTTCTACATATTTCTCTAGACAATAATCACGAAACCCTGCGATTAATACAGGCATAGTATTATGGAACATATTACTTCGTTCCGAAAGTTGTAGGTCACACATTTTACATATAATTTCAACTTTACTTCCTATAACCATATTTGACGCATTTTTAAGACCATACATTTCGTAAAACGCCCCCACTTTCATGAGAACAATACTTTTCTCTCCATAGTCGTTTAAATGCTTCTTTGTATATTCTAGGTATTCTTCTGTTACTGACATGTAGTATCTCTTTGTATATAGTATATCATACTCCTTAAATGTATATTAAATATTATTTTAACGCATATATATAACAATGTCATCCGTCATGCGTTTTATTATTCTTGGAGAATCAAATACAGGTAAAACAAGATTCTTCAATAAATTACAAAATATGCATAAAAAAGAACCAATTCCAGCGACGGGTACAAAAGAATATACCGGACCACACGATATAGATGTTCTTACCTATTCATGCGATACAAATACAAAAATTATTATATGGGATACAACCGGTGAAAAATTATTTCGCACCATTATAACATCTTATATGCGAAATAATTGTGGATATTTTCTCTTTTTTGATTTATCAGATCCTTCATCTATCGAAACATCGGAAGAATGGATCAAAATGATAATGTTTTTCAATACATGCTATCATGATCACCCAATAATGCTAGTCGGTATTAAGAATAACCAAAATTGTATAGATCATGATAATTTAGCAAAATTAGTTTTGCGGTATAAACTTATTTATATGAGTGTACCTGGTGATCTTTCAGACCCAAATGTTATCATGGATACAATGATAACCGAAGTACAAATACGTTTGGTAAATAATGGAGTATGTTGTAATGGTATTAAAACACCAAACAACAGAACTATACATTTAACACCCAAACCATATACCGATACCGATACCGATACCGATACACATCAAAATAAATGTTACTAATAATAGTATAAAATGATATAGTTATATTATTGTAGTATGAATCAAATCAACAAGGTAAATCTTGCCATGCAAATAGAACAATATAACAGCGATAACATATATTTTAGTGAGCCAGCAAATAACAATATTATCAATAATGGGTATTTTTATAGATTACAATATTCCAATAACAATATCACATTAAATTATCTGTTATTCTCGTTGCGTCTTCAAGACGTACTGCTTATAAAATATTTTAATAAATATAAGTGTGTATTTAACGGCACCAATCAGCTTCTCACTCGATTAAAAGAGATCGAAATAAATATGTTGTCGAAAATTACATCCACCAAAACACCGAAGTATAATTTATACGAACAGATTAAAAATAATTGTATTAAATTCTTTTCATCAAACCAATACCCAGAACGCCCACCACCATTTAATATTCTTTTTAAAGTATCTGGTATTTGGGAAGACGATAATCATTATGGCATAACATACAAATGTTATGATGCTTAACCATCAGTTACAAAAAGTGCTATAATTGAATGCATTATTCCTACAAAAATCACATTAAATGTACTTAATAGATATATCCCCGCACGCATCTTCGTTGCAGTTGCCTTATCCTCGGCAATGTTTTCAGTTTCTTTCGCAGCCTCCTTTTTCGCGATTTTTACTAAACTCCCAATCAATTGTAACAATACTAATATTTCAGCAATTAAAAACCCAAGTGAAAAATATTCATATTTGCGGTAATCGGGACTAATTGTGTCACGTTGTATTTTATCATAGTATTTGATATTAATGAAAAACAACCACGATGTAATGAGAAACAAAATGATGATTGGTAATCCATGTTCTATAATACCCAATATTACACGAAACGTTATCTTTGATATTGGTTGGTTCCGTAAAAACGTATATATTACAAACATCATCACAAACAACGCCGCGCTCATTGTACCATAACTATATAATGCCGCTTTGCTCGAAATAAATATGATGATGGCAGAAGCTAATATTATAATTCCTAAAAAATAATATATTGTTGAATCAAAATTCTCCTTCATATAATATATTATCTTATTTTAATTCATATTTACGAACTTTATAATCAACTCTTTCGAACAACTTATTATGTCTGGTTTGAAACCTTTCAGTTTAATAAATTTTGGTTTCTTCATTTGTTCTGTCTGATAAAAAATATAATTTCCAAATTTAGATTTACGTATGCTTATTTCGCTAGTAATTTCCCTAATAATATTTGGATTACCTGAAACAGCTCTTTCTGTATTATCCAACATATCTATGACATCTCCTATGTGGATCTCATCAAACTTTTTATCCAGATCTTTCAATGCAATTGTCTGATCTCCATATGAAATATATGGACCATAACGTCCGTTTTTCAATAAGACGTTTTTACTTTGATATTCGCCTAAACTACGTTCTATTTTTTTTGGCTGTTGTAATGAAGTCAAATCATCGCGCTGATCTAAACACATCTCATAACTAACACTCGATTTTAGATTAATAAAGGAAACTTTATTATCATCATTTTTATAGGTCAAACACGGACCATATTTCGTAATTATATATGAATATTTATCATTAATAACGTAGGTTTCCTTATTCGGGAGCAACTCCTTTTGTGTTTTCATTAACGTATTCAAAAATAAATCAAACTCATTCAAATATACCAAATAATCAGTTGTACCATCTTTTACACCATCTAGTTTTTTTTCCATATTCATTGTAAAATCTTCGTTAAATAATGCCTCGAAATACTCGTATAAAAATTCGACAACAATTTTTCCCAATGGATCCAATACTAGACGATTCTTTTCATTACCGAATACAACGTTTACGTCTTTTTTAGAGATTTTGTTATTTTCTAATACTATTTCAGTAACATTAATTTCTTTTCCCTCTACATTTTGCCTTTTAACATACCCACGAGTCTGTATTTTATCAATAATAGAAGAAAATGTAGACGGACGACCAATACCACGTTTCTCAAGCATCTGAACCAATTGTGCCTCATTTAAATGATTTTGAAGATTTAATATGGTTTCCTTTGCATGTATCTTATTCATTACTAATTCAGGTAGAATTGTTTTGATATAATGAAAATAACTTTCTACATCAGTCTTCTCAATGATTTGCCAACCATCAAAAACTCTATTTTGAAAACTTTGGCTGTAACAAATATCCATTGGTGCCGTTATTTTACACGTACATGTTTCGTAATGCGCATTTGCCATCAGGGTCATTAATGTACGATTTCTGATTATTACATACATTTTACGCTCCTTCGTTGAATAATTTTCAGGCAATATTAGTGTTGATATATTGGTTGGGCGAATTGCTTCGTGAGCCTCTTGTGCCAATGAATTCGAATCTTTCTGCTTGTTTTTCTTATCGTTGGTGCTTGTGCTGGTGTCATCGTTCAACACAATGGCGGAAAGCGATTCGCGTTTGTATCGCGCACCATATTCATTATCAATAAATTTTATTGAATCCTCTACAAAATCCTTACTATACTTGGCACAATCGGTTCGCATATATGTGATGTAACCACCTTCATACAATTTTTGACACATGCTCATCGTATCCTTTGGTGAGTATTGATGTTGACTACTCGCATGTTGCTGTAGGGTTGATGTAATAAAAGGAACAGGCGGCACCTTTTTTACCTGTTTGGTATTTCCTACACTTAATGTATGTTGAAATGTTTTCGACTCTTCCATAAATGATCGTATATCATCACATGTTGTAAAGGAATGACGACATTGAAATGAAATGTTTTTGGATGTAAATAATCCACATATTGTATACGTTTTGTCATAAACCTGATTGTCTATTTTCTGTTGATTGTCATATATTAATTTCAATGCAGGTGTTTGACATCGTCCCGCGCTTAAATTCTGTTTACGCGAAACATGACTCCATAAACAAGGGGAAATTTTATATCCTACGAATAGATCAAGTACCTGTCTGGATTGTTGCGAACGGACCATATTCATATTAATTTGACCAGGGTGCGACACCGCCTTTAAGATGGCTGTTTTAGTAATTTCATGGAATATAATGCGCTCCGTAGTAATTGGCAAACCGAAATGATCGCAAATATGCCATGCGATTGATTCACCTTCTCTATCATCATCTGTAGCCAATAAAATATGGTCTGCCTTTGATATGGCACTTTTCATTAACTTTATGTTTCGTTCCTTTTCACTTGAAATATCATACTTAAGGGAAAGCGTATTATTTTGGATGTCTATTTGCTTTAAACTGGTAAGCTTACGAAAATGTCCGCAACTCGCAATACACTTGTATCCGGATCCTAAATAAGATTCGATCTTCTTACATTTGGCAGGCGATTCTACAATGATTAATGTAGTCATGGTAGAATATGTACAAAACGTTTAATCTATTTATTGTTCATCTTTTTATAGTCACTCCATGAAAGTTGCATGGTGGGGGTATCGATTTCATTTGAGTTTGTATTTATACGCGGATCAATATATAGTTCTTTCAATAATTGACCAAGAGCAAACGAACTTTCATGCTGTGTTGATTTACCCATTTCGATATTTTCCAATAATTCTAAAAGTTTCATCATCATTGTTATATTTAAATCCTTTGTAACCAACATCTCGTACATTTCACGATATTGTGAATGTAAAAATTCACATTGTTTTTTTGTAATACTTCTCAAATCATCTTCCGTCGTTTTCTTATATGTATACTTTATCTTATAGAATTGTAAAATGTTATCGCGTAATATACCGCTATGACTACGCTCGCGTATTGATTCTGTCTGGTCTCTTGTGTCATTTTCTTTGATCATTCGCTCTAACTCCTGTTTATGTTTTCCATCCATATATATTATTATAACTAGTATTTATTTAAGCAAATTAAACGTGATAATATTTTTTTATGAATATATTTTTTTATGAATATATATTATATATATATGAGTTGTAGTGGTAATCGTTGTAATATGTCGGTTGGTGGAAGTGGTGGAACAAATAACCCAATTCCACCTGCTCAACATACACCTTATCCAGCAGGAGCAAATAGTGCAAGCGACGCCGCGCGAATAAACGGAAATAACAATGTAGATAATCAAACCGAACTTGGTGCCGCTTTCAAAGGTGGTTCAGGGGGGATGGGTCGTATAGTTGTACCTCAACATCAAGAGGTTTCGGCATCGCAGTCCGGTAATCAAGGCGCAAATCAGACATCCGCGTCAACTGCGCAATCGTTATCACAGGGGCACGAAAATGCAAAGATGGATCATTTGGTTGGAGGAAGAAAACGTCGTAGAACTCGCAAGTACATGAGATCTAATAAATCGACATATAAGAGAAGAAAGAGAAATACGAAACGCAAAGCCAGTAAATCTAGACGTGGTTCAAAAGCCAGTAAATCTAGACGTGGTTCAAAAGCCAGTAAATCTAGATGTGGTTCAAAAACCAGTAAATCTAGACGTGGTTCAAAAACCCGCAAATCATTGAAACGCTGTAGAGTAGGGGGAAAACAGCATTTGATGTATGATTGGTCCAGACAGAGTTCCAACACCCACCGATGGAAAAACGAGGTGGATCGCAAGTAAACATGGGTGTGTACCTAAATTAGGATGTGACCTCCCATTGTCGCTGACGACGACACTGGTGATTGGTTCTGCCATACTTATTAATACGTAAACCCCATGAAGATTTAAAGTGTTGATTTTTTTACTATACAATATGACTGATTTATTAAAAAGAATCCGATAGAAACGAGAATCATTCCAGATAAAAAGTATGTTAAATCAAAATTGTTTATTTTAAAAAACCACATGCTTAAAAAAAATGTAATAAATGTGCTAAAGTTTAAGAATAAATGTACTATAGTAGGATTGTCTGTATATTTCATCGCATGATAGATAGAATATCTTGAAACAATCGCTAATAAAACAACACCTGATAAAATTAGATGTGTATTATCTTTAACGGATTCTAGATATTTCAGTGAAAATATATGAAAACCCGTAAAGAAGGCGGCGACGAGTGAATATAGAACAACGAGCATATATAATACCATTTGGTAATATATTTTCATAAACCCCCACAAGAAATACTCGAGAAATACATAATAACTGATAAATGGGGGTGTGTGTGTAAACTATACGATTGGAATGAATTCGTACCTTTCCTATTTATGTGTGTATTTTCAAAAATAAACTATTATATATATAATAGTGTATTATGAAATTATATGATTGGTTATTGACAATATTTATTATTATGGCATTTGTTGGCTCGATGTCGTTTCAATCAATGTCAGTAAGCCTCGATGCAATTAAAGATGAATGGCCACAACATCGATGTAATCCAATATTCATGCCGTTCGCAAGCCAGTTTGGAGAAGACACAATGACCAATTTTAAGGGATGTATTCAGGGGTCCGTCAAAGACATTATGGGATACGTTTTAAAACCAATAGAATATTCATTATCTTTAATCGGAACTCTCGGTGGAAATTTTGAAAAATCGTTAAATGGTGTTCGCAAGATGATTACAAAAATTAGGGGTTTAGCGAAATCATTGTTCGGACAAATTTATGGTGTATTCTTAAACATACTTATTGAATTTCAACAGATGATTATTGCGATTAAAGATATGATGGGTAAGATGATGGGTGTGATGACGACATTTCTTTTTATGTTAGATGGAGCGGTTAAAACAATGAAAAGTGTATGGAAAGGACCACCGGGTCAATTATTGAGAGGTCTATGTTTTTTACCATCTACAAAAATACGTTTACAAGATAATAGACTAGTCGAAATACAGGATATCAAACATGGTGACATACTTAAACATGGAGAGGTTGTATATGCAACAATGCAAATTAAAAACACAAGCGGTAAAACACAAGAATATTTATCCGAACTTTACGAATTGAACAATAGTGAAGAACAAGATGCCAAGATTATTGTATCCGCATCACATTTAGTAAAACACAAAGGGGCATTCATTCAAGTATATAAACATCCAAATGCTACAAAAATGGATGCGAATAGTGATACGCTTATATGTTTAATTACGAACACACATGAAATACCCATAGGTGAATACATATTTGGTGACTGGGAAGACAACGGGCTATTACCATGTGAATTACACCACGATGAAAAAATTAAAATCGGATAAGTATATAATTTTACCCAAATAGTATATGGAAAGTCAAAGCACATTTAAACAAATTAAAAAATTATATAAGGGGCTGAGTTATTTTGATTCATATGGTTCAGATATAATATTATCACTTTTAATTGGCATTATATTTTTTGGTCTCATATCATGGTACCATGTATTGAATAATTTAGAACCTATTAAAAATGATTGGGCGAATCAACGTTGTCGTCCAAATATTATGCCGTTTGCTGCAATGATTAATCCACCTAACGACGGACGTTCTAACTCTCAATTTACTGCCGATAATTTCACAGGATGTACACAAAATATTATAAAGGATATCGTTGGACACATTACAAAGCCCGTTGAATACACATTAAGTATTATCACTAAATTTTTCACCATGTTACTTAAGGTTCTAGATAAAATACGATCAATGCTAACAAAAATACGTGGTCAGTTGAAAGCATTTGGTAAAAAAATTATGGCTCGCATTATGAACATAACTATTGGTATCCAAGAATTTTTTATACATATGCGCGAGATGATTAACAAAATACAGGGTATATTTATTGCTGGGTTCTATGTTGTACTTGGTAGTTATTATACACTTAAATCTACTATTGGAGCATTATTTGAAATAATTGTTATCATATTATTTATTCTTTTGGGTGTTATTATTCCATTGTGGATGTTACCATTTACTTGGGGATTTGCTGCAGCGATGACCGCTATTTTTGTCGCTATTGCTATTCCATTAACTATTGTTGCTGTCGCAATGAACTCTGCCATGGGAACTACATTAAGCGGAATACCTAGCACATCGTCGTGCTTTGAAGAAAATACCATTGTTCTCATGAACAACGGAAGGAAGAAAAAAATGAAGGATATTGTTAGTGGGGACATTTTAGTAAACAATAATATTGTAACATCGAAAATGATAATGTCGTCCAAATATGAAACATTATACAATCTAGACAATACCTATGTGACGGGTAGTCATAAAGTATATTATAAAAATAGTATCATATATGTTAAAAACCACCCCGATGCCATAGCAACATATCATGGGCGTTTTCGTCTTGCATGTTTAAACGTATCAAATAAACATATCAAGATAAATAATACCATTTTCTGCGATTACGATGAGATGAATGACGATGAAACAACTGATTTATACAATTATGTCCGCACGAATATTATATGTAATCGAAATATATCTTCCAATAACTTTATTCATAGATTCTACCATGGAGGATTTTCACAAAGAGCAAAAATTCAATTAAGCAACTTCACATTCAAGAATATTGAAAATATACAAAAAGACGATATGCTTGAGGGAGAAAATCGTGTTTTAGGTTGTGTAGAAATTTTAAACCAGGATTTACACCACGGAATGTTACGCATAGTTAATAAAGATTCAAGCTATTATGTATCGGAAAACATGAATATTAAACATTTAGGGAAGATATGTAAAATACGTACTCGATTCAACGACACATGTGTTATAAATAATATACCCAAAAGTATGAAAATATATCACTTGATAACAACTCACGGGTTTTTTAAAGTTGGAGACATTACATTTAAAGATTATAATGCACTAGTCGAAACTTATCTGAGCTAGAAAACATCATTTATTTAGAAACAAATTTTATCTGTTAATAATATAAAATGGAATTTAAAATTTTCGGATTTACATTAAGACTTGAAATTATCATATTGAGTGTAATATTATTTTATGTTTTAGCCGGTCATTTGGCATGTTCGTGTAGTAAGATTAGTATTTCAGAAGGATTTCAAATGATGACTGACGCAGGGAGCGCGTTGGGATATAAGATGGAAGAAGGTGTACCTCTCAATAAAGAACCTGGAGCATTGTACATGAACAAGGATTTTCAAGGACCTACTATTCCACTTCCAGATGGTAAAATGGATTTTTTTGGTAATACGCAATTTAAACCGGAATGTTGCCCCAGCACATTTTCCAATGGTGACGGATGCGCATGTTTATCCAAAAACCAAATGAACCATCTTTTCCAACGTGGTGGTAATAATACTACATCGAGTAGCGTTTAAAAAACATAGTTTCATAAAATTTATACTTAAACATGAGTATATATTTTATATTTATATCTGTATTATTAAATGATAATACTCAGTTTTGATGTAGGTGTAAAGAATCTAGCACTATGCTTAATAAATTATGATGACGCGTGTGTCACTATAAACGACTGGAGTGTTATTGACTTATGTAACAACGATAAAAACACAACTTCTACACAATGTATACAACATCGCAAAAATGTACCATGTTACAAACCAGCTAAATTTGTCTACAAAAATCAGAACTATTGCGGTATTTGTGCCAAAACATGTTCATGTTATACTAATAACGGATCTTTTGATGTCCAAAAAATTATTAAAATGAAAAAGGAACGCTTACTAGAAATAGCCGAGCAGCATGAGTTACCTGTTACAAAAAAAGACACTAAGGAAAATATAAAACAAAGGGTAGTACAGCATATAACTGATCACGAATTTAGAAATGTTGCGAAGGTTTGTGTAAATGATTTTTCACTTATTGATATTGGTAGAAATTTACATTCTAAAATGAATGATTGTTTAGAGAAATGGAATACTACCATTGACATTGTATTAATTGAAAATCAAATTAGTCCAATAGCGAATCGTATGAAAACACTTCAGGGAATGATTACGCAATATTTCATCATGAAAACAGATGCGGAAATAATGTACGTTTCGTCTGAAAATAAGTTACGTGACCATATTGTCGACAAGACCAATTATGCGCAGCGAAAAAAGGATAGTGTCGAAATAACACGAAAACTCATTGCATCAGATACATATTATATTGACCCAATATGGATTGATATCTTTGCAAAGTCGAAAAAGAAGGATGATTTAAGTGACACATTATTACAGGGACTATGGTATATTAATAATAAATTATAATACGTACTACTTAAAATTATATGTTCTTATTAAATCATATGTCTATTGAGCCTGAGATTATTGATATTAGCGATTTAGGAAATAGTGGATTAAAATCCTCTAATTTTGGTCCCGGTATAGAACTACTTATGAATGATAGAGTCGGTAAATCTAAAGGAGGAGGAGGTGGATCCGATGTTGGAATAGAAGATTTAACTAATCTGGAAAGAGAATTAAATGATCTTTCAAATGATGAACCAATCAGTTTAAATATTGGCGGGACAGATGATAAGTCGTTTTTTGGTTCAAACGATCTAGAAAATGAACCAGATAATCTTCGTGTAAGTTTTGATACACCTGATATTAAGTCATCTGAACCACCTATCCAATTAGGAAAAGCAACCAGTGAAAATGCCACTGAAAACAAAACATGGGATGGTTATGGTCAGTTTAATAATATTCCTATGAACCCCGATGTAGATGTTTCTACTACACCCAAATTATCAAGGGAAGAAATGTTACGCGAGAAATTCAAGTATTTGCGAAAGTTGGAGGTTCTTGAAAAGAAAGGTGTCGAGCTTACTAAAAAATATACCATGGAGTCGTCACTTACCGAGATGATGGGTGAGTATGAAATGATTATCGGTGAAAAAGAAATGCAAAACTCGGTTAAGTTTCAAGGTAATATGCTTTCGGCGATGATTAATGGCATTGAATTTTTAAATAATAAGTTCGACCCATTTGATATTCAACTAGATGGGTGGGGTGAACAATTCGGTGAAAATCTTAGCGATTATGACGAGATATTTGGTGAGCTCCATGAAAAATATAAATCTAAGGCACAAATGGCACCGGAACTTAAATTGGTCTTCCAACTAGCTGCTAGTGGTATGATGGTACACATGACCAACACCATGTTTAAGAGTGCTATGCCAAATATGGATGATGTTATGAGACAGAATCCTGATCTAATGCAACAATTTCAAAGTGCCGCAGTCAATTCCATGGGACAGACCAATCCTGGTTTCAGTGGTTTTATGAATAATATGATGGAACCTGAAACGGAATCCCGTAATGTTCGTATGGGTCCTCCTCCTGCTCCAGTAGCCACTCAAGGACCTGAATCTGTCCAACCTCCTAGACGCCCAGGTTTTGTGGATGGAAATCCATTTGGAAGCAAAAATGGACAAGGTCAAAGACAAGGACAAGGACAAGGTATAAGTATGGAAGAGAGCTTTGAAAGCGTACAAAGAGGTGATAAGACTTCACGTACTTCTAGACCTGAAATGAAAGGACCGAGCGATATTAATAGCATCCTATCCGGTCTTAAACCTAAATCTGCTGGAGATATACCACCTCAAATGATGAGACAAACAGAACAGGCACCACAGGCTGGACGTTTCCCCAATGTTGCTGGAAATATGTTCCCACAAGAAAATGCGATGAAACAAGCACTGGACGACACTAACGATAATGGTAGTACCATCAGTATTACTGAGTTGAAAGAAATGCAGTCTGAAGGTTCCGTACCCAAACGTTCCAAACGCCGTCAGAAATCAGATAAAAATACCATTAGTTTGGATATTTAAATCCCCATTGGTAATTTATAATAAAAATTATATTAACATTTTTTATTATACTATTTTTCAAATGATATTTGTAAACACATTTCAATGATTAGTGTGTGTACTTCTTTTTGATTTTCTTTTTGATTTCCTTCTCGATTTTCTTTTTGATTTTCTTTTTGATTTTCCTTTTGATTTTCTTCTCGTTTTATTCCTTGCTCCGCCTAGATCTGCGGGGTCTGGTCTCCTCACTCCATCTATTATATTTCCCACATTAACATCTGCTGCGCGAGCTGCTACTCCTTGCTGTCCGTCTTCGGCAATGGCGTTATTGATAACTTGTTCTTGTGCATCAAGTCTTTCTCTATCAGCATCAGCAGCAGCAACAACAGCAGCAGCAGCATCACGTTTCACACGTATATTATACAATTGTTTGTATAAAAATACAAGGTATAACAAATTTTTACATAAACGAATCTTGCTTTCGTTAACATCTCCTTGTGCATTGAAAAATGTGGTAAATATTTTAGATTGGCGGAAATAAATCTGTTTATATACAATCGCACGTTGCTCCTTAGGTTTGTCTATAGTCGACATGTTAAGCAACACCGAATCTATTTTCCCTATTTCCTTATAACTTTCGGATATGTTGGCATCACCATTGTTAGCACCGGGGAGGAATTCCTTGATGTAATTTAATATAGCATCGGTTTGATCTTTTATATAGTCTTCTAAATCTTCAGGTATTGCGTCGACATCTATATCAGCGAAAATAGGCGGTGGTATTGCTGCGCCTTGAGGGAGGACATCGAATATACATTTTTTGTCAAACCCGTGTTTAAAAAACCTAACAATATTGTCTATATGTTTATATGTTTCGTCCATATTTGGCTGATTCGTTTCCAAGAACACGATATTTTCATATATTTGGCTGTTGTATTGTTTAATTAAATTTATTATACGTCTATCTACATAAGCGTTACCATGTTCAATGAAATAATTATCATTAACGACATCTTGATGATCTAGAGGACCCGCATCCTTTGTTCTAATCATATAATCTGAATATTCACTGCTTCTATTAATATGTATAATGTTATGTAGTTTGTCATCACTCGTGTTGCTAAAAACATCATTCCATGGTCGTAATGTTTCCCATTCATTTGGAGCGTCAGGATCATCATTATTATAAATGAGTGAAATGTCTGTTAGATCCTGTATTTGTCCGCCATTATCAGAATCTTCTCCACTCACGTAAGACTTTATTAATGTTGTGAATTCCGAACCATTTTTTTTTAACTTCTTATAATCCTCAAGTTCTATACTCTGATTATTTAAATTCATGTTATTAATGTCATACATGTCGATTATTTTCATATATTCTTTAAAAAGAGGCTCATTAAAATGGTATTTATTTTCGGCACCAATAGGTTTTAAAAGTCGATACATGCTATTGGTTGGATCGGATACATGATCTATTTCTAACGCGTCGAACTCTTTAATGTATTTGTTTGTTTCATCCACACTCATAACCCCTATCCTGTTTTCGTTTAATAATTTTAATCCAAAACTAGGATTCAAAAGTTCTATGATCTTCTGTGTATACAATGCATTAGCAACCGAAATGTTAAAATCATCGTTAATCTCTATTGTTGGTTTTTTATCGTTATAAAAAGGGTTGGCGCTGCGTTGGTTAGGTATCCAATTACGTATGGATGATTTGGCGTCATATGCTAAATATAACTTAGTAATATATGCGTACTTTCTCTTCATACCGATATAAATATTATAGTTCTCCAACGTTGATGATAACCTTTGTAATTTCGAAAAGGTTAAACGTGCATAATCACCATCTGTATATGTATCACCAAGTTGGCTATAATAGTCATTTATACGTCCTATCCTACTTCTCAGCATTTTGTAGGGTTGCTTGTTGCTCTCTTCGTATAATTTAACATGTGAAATGCTTGGAATGATTGTACCTAGACCAAGTAAACTACTAATATTTAAAAACGCCTGGTTAAAGATATCATTTGTTAAAAATGTGGATATTTGATCCTTGAAATTTAAAATCTCATTATCCTTTTCTATTGGACTGAGCCCTTTACCGATTACTGAACGTGTACTAGATACCTCTGGGATGCGCGTGTAGAAAAAATCCTCGAGTTGTCCAAATTCTATGTCTGAAAGCTCTGTTATTTTATCCGCTCTTTTATGTACATCCTTGTTTTTTGTGTAATATTTGCCATAGTTACTCATCGCCATTTCATAAAATACAATTTCAGTTGATGTTATTATAGGATATGCGCGTTTAAGCGTTTCTACGATGTTACTATGTCCATCTTCCCCACGAAGAGTCGTTGCATCATTTACTTCATCTTTTTTGTTACCTGAATCTTTTAATGTAGTCAAATATTCGCCGAATAATCTATCATTCGCGTCGTAAGTTTTATCTGCGTCGGCATTGTATTTACTTGACCCATAATATACCCTTTTTAACCTATTTTCACTATTTTTTTGTTTAACTTTTTCAGGATCGTAGTTTGTAAAATTTGTGCTATTGGGTTGACCATATGTTCTCAAAATACGCCCACATAGTTGATTATAATCCCCGTAATTTCTTGGATTATCAAGAAAGAATATAGCTGGATTATATTTTCCGTCAATACCTTCCGTTTTAAACGGATGTAACAATATACAAATAGGGTCACCAGCGTCTTTAATCGATGTAACCCACGCTGGTGCAACATCATCATTGGGATTTAATAGATTAAACACTGATACGCGTTGATCTGCGGGTGCGTCGCCTTCTATACGATGATTCGCAATATATTCGGCATCCTTTTTAATATTTTTCAGATAATAATCGTATGCGTCCCTCTCGTTAATAGGTTTGATACTATAATTTGTTTGTATGGCTTCTTCAGAAGCTCTCATCGAATCAGGCGATTCATCATGCATTATTTTATACTTGAAACCTTTCCCATCTAAATATTTAGCAAATAAATTTAGTCCAACTACATCACTTGAACTATATACAAATGGTAAAAAGTTGTAATATTTTTTATTGGCACTAATACCATCAGAAATCTGTTTCATACTACAATTCGGTCCTTCGACATTTTCTACACCCTTTTGAAGAATTTTGGTCGCATCCTTGAATCCTAAAGCATTACCATTACCAATATCGTTAATGATTTTATTGGCAGACATTCTATTTGTTACATGTATATTCTTAGCTACACCTATTGCTGTATTCCTGCACCGCGGATCCGTTTTATATTTTTCCTTACATGCTTCAAGTTCACAAGGATCGTCGGCCGTATTTAAATATCTGAATGCATCTTGACCACCTGCCTCAGAGTTGATAAATTTATTTATAGCATCTTCAACCGCATCATCATGATCATCATCATTCTCATCATCTATAGCTAGTATTCCTTTATCAGCTATTCTCACATTATCCGCGGCGTCGGAAACCATACTACGACCATATATGCGTTTACTAGTTATGTGTGGCTGGGTTACTAAAAAACCATTGTCCTCATCTACCATGTAACCAGTCTTCATTAATAATAATCTATTCAATAACTTATCAAATTTTTCGCTTTTTATTTCGGTTTGATATTCTTCCTTTCTATTATCTACGTATGTATTCGTTAAGGGGTCATATTTAACAATTGGATTACCAGATATCTGTAATTTTGAGTTGGTGATAGAATGAATATTATCATAACAATTACTAATATAACGTTTGTTTGCCGATATTGTCTGGTTGAAAAAACATGGTAAAAATTCTAGTCGTAATGGCGTAATAATATTAACATCCTTCTTTTCTAACGCATTGTATAATAAACTCTGTTCAGGCGTATAAGTATTCATGATAACATTCACTGCTAAGTTTGGATAAACAATTACCTTGTCGTCGCCTTTTTTGATTAAATCTATATCAGTACTTTTATTTACCTTGTCGAATAGTGATATATTCGTATGTTTTAACAAATCAAATATTGGACTATTTATGCTTTTCATCTCGGGATTTACAGATGAAATGAAATCCTTGCTATCAGCAATTATGTTGGCTAACTTATATCCAATAAACGAATTATTATCGTTTTTTAAAAGGGAATACATATAATGAGTGATACTTGTTCGATCACCTAGTTTCTTTGCTCTTCTTAATTGATCCCATTCTGTTTGATATCTTAATGTTATTAAACCATTAAAAAACCCATAATATAAACTTTTAAACATCAACTTCATCTCCGATTTACGTTTCGCAGAATATTCACCCCCATATTTTTGCCCTGTGAAATATGTGATGTTAGTTCCATATTCAACCACTGACATGAATGTATACCCGGAAAATTTTAAAAAATGTATAAACGCCGACATTAAATGTCGCCACGCCCAACTCTTAATCGTAAACCCGATCATAATCAATGCAAAAAGTGCTATTATTGGGTGGCTAAATACTAATCCAATAGCGGAACCAATAAGACCACAACCCATGGATAATGCTGTACTTGCTATATTGAGACCAGCAACAATAGCTACATTAGATATGGTTGCAGCGGCACCATGTATCATACTAGATAGTGTCTGAAATATAGGAACAGACCCCGATACAATGGTCTCAAGAACATATCCCATGATACCAAGTACGTATTGAAATATTGCGACCCCACCACCACCATCTTGTTTTGTATTGCTACTGGTTAGTTTATTTAAAAATAGACGTTTAATATTACTAATATTTTCGAACAATGTACTATGTTGTAATTTACTCGCGTCGATTACATTACCATAAAATTTAATCAAATCGGTATATAGTTGTATTTTACCTTCGAAAACACTATTTTGTTCTGCTGGTTTGGTGATCTTTTGTAATAATTTTAAATTCGCTTCACTTTCTTCTTTTAGAAAGTGATATAATGCTGATTCATTTACAAACGCCTTCTTAAATTCGGCATTTATGGAATCGAATTTCACATTAAAATGTTCGAAGATAGGCCCCTCACCTGCGCGATTAGCAGTCCCAGAGAAAGGTTTTAATGCCCTCTCTTCAGCCTTCTTCTTCTCCTCTTCAGCCTTCTTTTCATCCTCCTCTCGTATTCGATTATATCTGTCATTATCCCTTTGTTTTGTCAATGGATCAGGAACATAACTCGCGGATTCTGCTTGTCGAACACGCATTCGTCCTCCTCCGCCATTCTTTCTTGTCCCTTTTTCTTGTCCCGCACCATTCTTTCTTGTTCCTGTTGTATTATCATATTTTTTAAGACGCATAGCTCTAAGATCCTCTTTTGATGATTCTTTTAGTAATTCTTTCTTTTCAAACAATTTATTATAGTAATCATTTATCGAATCTCTTGTTTCAGGTTTTAATACATTTATCATATTTGATACGTTTTTTTGACCCTTTAATTTAGTAGCAAACATAAATCTTTTAAACTCGGATGTACATTCATCTAGTACCTTCTTATCATATTTTTTACCACCAATCAAGCCTGCATTTAAATCACTAGTTAACGTCAAATAACCGGCAAACACTCTCGAAATTATTGATGGTAAAATACCATATTCTTCGACATCGCCCTTTATATTTACGGCTGCCTCTTTTATATCTTCAGCTACACCCTTTATACCTGTAACTGCATCTACGACGTCATCCTTCATACCTGTAGCTACACGTACGACGTCATCCTTTATACCTGTAGCTACACCTGTAACCTTATCGATTATTCCATTTTCATACTTTATACTAAAATCTAGATCGGGATCCGAATTTTTCTGGTTGTCAATTATTTGTTGATATTTTATTTGTCCTTCTTCAATAGGATCTTTTGGTAGGTCGAGATTACGCATTTCATCTGAATCATGTTCCATATTATCGATTACTTCATAGATGCGCTCCGTATCCATTGTCAAAACCGCGCTCTCGAACGATCGCATCTTGGTAACCACGTCTATTTCGGGTTTAGCAAATATTTGTGATGTAGGGTGTTTATTTCGTTCTTGTATGTAATCCATTATACCCTTAAATTTTTCTAATAAAAAGGAGTCTTTGGGGAGGGACTGGTTAATCTTTTCAATATCTATTTCCATGCTAATAAGTTGTTCTTTATCATCATCGTATTGAGTAATCAAATCAGCATACGTTTCTATTTTTTTATCACTACCAACACTATTATTCATTACATCGGACAAATAATCTATTTGATGAACCTGTAAATCGTAAACACCCTTTTTAATGATTTTTATAACCTTTTCTTTGAATAATTTGATTTCATCAGGAGTTAACTCACTATCCTTTTTTGACTTGTCTTTTCTAGTCTTAATAATTCCATTTTTTATAGACATTAAATAATGATTCATCACTTTACTGATTTTTTCAGAATCTGTGTCTTCCATACCATAATTTTCTGCATTGTAACTACCTATTATCATCTCACACTTATGTTCGTTATTATCATAGTCGGCATCATATTCACCGCCTTTCTGGTCTTCAACTTTATTTCTATCAGTCGAACTAGTTAGCCTTACATAAATATTATTAAATGTAGACCACCACGATGATCCCTTTTTATTAAATAAATGGGTGTTTAATTCTTTCTCTAACTCGGTTGTTTCTTCAACGTTGATTACATTCGTAAACCAACCATTCATTATGTAATTATTAGATTGTGATGTCTGAGATCGCTTCATGATTGACATCATGAAGCTACCCCATTCTGTAAACGATCGTTGTAACCCATACATTGTATTAAATCCTAGTTCTTGAGTCGATGAAAATTTAATATATTTATCATAATTACTCAATTTATCTATGTTAAATACAGATTCTCCATCCGGGTTGTTTAATGCATCTATCAAATTATATAATTTAAACATCGAAACTAAATCTTCCTTCATTGGTGTACCTGTCATAAAAATAACATGCTTACTATCTTCCAACAGCATGTTATAAATATATTTATCTATAATCATCGATTTCGGATCACACATATCAAATTGTCTGAATAATCTGTGCGCCTCGTCAAATATCACTACTTTATTACTAAAATTATTTTTAATGAGATGGCTCTTTTCATTAAATTTCATATACAATCTGGAAAAATCTCTATATTCTATAGCATGTATATAGAAACCAGTCGATTCAAATGGTGTCTTACGCGTATCATTGGTAGTTGAACCACGATGTTTACCAAAATATCTAAAACTATAGACACGACCCATTTCTTGTCTGTGCCTACCGAGTTTGTTTTCAGTATCCCGGCCATCTAAAATAATGTTTGGTATTGCCTTCATAATATCTGATAGAAATCCAGGTTCAAAAATACTTGTTGGTGTAACTACCTGAATTACACGCTGGTCCTTTTCCAGATTCCAATTCAATAAATTTATAGCCAGCGATATTGATGTGATTGTTTTACCTGATCCTACACTATGAAATAACATTGATGCCTTCTTTTTTTGTAAAGCAAACTTTTGTACTGCTAATTCTTGTCTGGGGAATAAATTATATCCGGCCCCGCCATTTGCTGATTTGTTATCTTTTAGATTAAAATAATTAGCTTCTTTATTTGGCTGAGGTGGACCTCTAGTCCATGTACTTGTAGAAGTAACAACCGAATCCATATCTGCGATAACATTAGCCCCTTTAATAGTATCAACCGGAATTATTGCATCATTTGGAACATCCATAATATATATTATCACTAAAAAAATATTAGATTTTGTTCACATCCATTCTATAGAATAGGTGGTGAAATGATGAATATTTCATGACTTTCTTTAACGTTACTATTTGTTCCATTTTCCGTACGATTTTTTCCGATACGTTTCTCACCTTGACCATACGTATATTGCCATTCTGGGAATACTTGATTATAATCTTTGTACCAATCCCGAATTGTTTCACAATTGTTGTATGTAATCAAAAATCCTCCCTTGTGGTTTTTCAACAATTCACACAGAATATCATGTTCGAAACCATTATGATGGATCGCAAAATTACAATTTGGATACATTCCTTTAAACATCTTTGAATCTGCTCCTAAATAATAAGGCGGATCAAGAAACAAAAAGTCATCTGGATGGTTTTTAATTGCCGTTTTGAAATCACAACAATGAACCGATACATTGTTTATATTCATTTTCTCAAGGAATTCTATGCGGCGATCGAACTTATCCTTATTTATTTCATTTGAACTTGGCCAACCCAAAAACATTGGACCATATGAGAGAGACATATTATAGTAATAGTAAACCGCTTGTAATACCTCGTTATTTGGTAGGCGTGCCTTTTCCTCTTCGGTTAGTTCCAACGGCTTCATCGTTTTATATTTCAACGTCGATGGTTTAATTGTGTCCCAGTAGGATAACAAAATATGGCGATTGCGGGTAAATTCTTCTGTTGTAACCTCAAATTTTTGTAGTTCGGTGATAAATTCGTTTTTTTGATGAATCAATACGTTCCAGAAATTCGTCAGCATGCCGAATATATCATATCCAATCACTTCGATTTGTAGATTTTGTGCTACAGCCAATTCAAATGATCCACCACCAAAGAATGGGGAAACGATTCGCTTATTTTTTAGTTTTGGTAAAAACTCAAGGATCAGTCCAACCGCCTTGCTCTTTCCTCCAGCGTATCTCAGAGGCGAAACAATTACTCGTTTAAAACCTGATCCATCCTTTTTCTCAAGAAATGCCAGGTATTTTTCTAAATAAGGTAACGATTTCTCCTTTGCGTAATCTAAAGACGTATTATTCTCCATTTCGATTACTTCATTTGCAATGGGTTCTACATTTAATACATCGGATCCATTGGAAGAGTAATCCTGGTTTTTATCTTCCTCTACAATTTCAGGCGGAATTACGCTGGGTTCTAAATTAGACTCCTTTATGACATTTGCAATCATTTCCTTTAATTTATTCTCGTGTACACATGGGTTTTTACGCCGCATATGCTGGTCATAATGAGACTTCTGTCCGAAATCCTTTCCGCATTTCTCACAACTATATTTAACCATTTTTAGTTATATATAGTTATACTCCTGTATTTCTATATCAATTTTGTATAATAATCGATGACCACAATATTATATTATTTCACACCATATACATTTGGTGTGTTTTTTTGAACAAGTATCGCATATTTCAGGAAATAAATATAAATATCCAAAAGGATTACATACATGATTTGGATTACTATATCCATTTACCCTCTTTTTGTGGCATAGTTTACATTTAGCTCTACACGGAGATACAATAAAATTATCTTTGTATGTTTCCTTATGTATTTCACATCTATTGTCATCCATTGACTATATCATAGAAAATTATTAAGTCATATTTTTTCTATTCATTTGCGTAAAACATAATTCAATTTTTGGTTAGCAATAGAAAAGTTACAAATATATAACCTTATCATTTGGTTAGTCTAATTTAATATTATTAACTATACATGTTATTTTAGTAGCACGAATTTCATTGCCATAGTTTTTATCAGGATGATATTTACCTAACATTATATGTCTCGCCTTTTTTCTTGAACATCCTGACGTTAATAATTTATCAAATTCATTAATAATTTTGCGTTCTAAATTTCCAGACTTTTTTTGTTGTTTGTTGATTTGACGTTGATGTTCTTCATTACGTTGGCGTTGTTCTTCATTACGTTGGCGTTGTTCTTCGTTACGTTGGTGTTGTTCTTCGTTACGTTTGCGTTGTTCTTCATCACGTCGTCGTTGTTCTTCGTCGCATTGTCGTTGTTTTTCTTCATTGCGACGACGTTGTTCTTCGTTTTTTCTTACTTTCGATTGCATAAGTTTATCCCTTTTCATACTTTTTTTTATTTTCTCGCGCTGGTATTTTAATTCGGCTTGTTCACTACACCTGCGTTCTTCTGGACTAATATAGGCTGGATCTATCACCCTGAGAAATATAGGTTCATTTTGTAGTTTTATTTTTTCTTCTTGAGTAAGATTCTTTTTATATTTCAATTTTTCAATAGCCTTTAACTTTTTTTTTGCCTTACGAATTTCATTTTCGCGAGAACTTTGATTATTATCTGAGTCTGATGAATATACATGTAAATCTGAAAACATATTTCAAAAGGAGACCTTGGTTTTGTAATAAGACAAAATACCGGATTTTCATATCAATTTTCATTTAATCGATGCTATCTATTTTTTGTATATAGACTTCTTTAGCAAGGTTCTTTATAATTTTATGAACATTTTTATCTTGTTGACTACCAGTCCCACCTAATGAATGATGTACAATTTGCATATAATCGTCGTTCTTTATATTATTCTCTGACATACATTCAGGGTTTTTTAATACCCAAGAGTTTATTTGTTGTATATTATTCCGCTTGATAGAATGTATAGCTTTTTTCACCTTTTCATTGCCTTCGTTTTCCTTTTCCCACATGTCATTGTCTTTTACATATAAAACATCGCGTTTCAAATCACTGCAATGTATTGGACGTTTATGTAGCTCTAATTCACGTAATCCTTGAATGAAAATATTCGTAATTCCGTCTACAAACCCCACCTTACCAGTGTGTATTAAATCGTCCATTTGTATTTTTAAGGATTCTACGAAATCCATAATGTTGATCGCGTCCTTACAATCTTGATTCAAAAATATATTCATGTTAAACTTGTTGGTTATATGATTCGTTGTATTTCCCATTTTTGGAATCATCGTCTGAATCGTTTTTCTCAATTCCTTATTCTCTTGTATCACCTCTAAAAACATGTCCTTTATATTAATATTGTCTATTTTCGATGTATTTTCATTTGTTACCTTGGTTATACATGTGGACGAAGATATATCAACACTTTGTACAACTACATCTATATTACATTTTTTGGCGTGATACCACAAACTACTACGTGATGTATATTCCTTCGAACATTTAGAGCACATAAATGGTGCGGCATTTTTTGGCATTTTTTGGTTCGAATTTGTACGAATTTCGTGTTTACGTGTCAATAGGTGTTTGTCATAATTACTTTTCTTGCTACAACCGAAGTCACACTTTTCACAGGAAAATAAAACGGCATTTTTTGGCATTTTTTTCTGTTCGAATTGTTCTATATATTTCGAACAGAAAAAATGCCTAAATTGTTTTTTTTATTAATATTAAAAAATGGTTGGTAACACTTTAAAAATACAAAAATATTTTTTTAAAGCATATATCTAGTAATTTCGAAAAAGCGTGTTTTCGAAGGTTGGAAAGTTTTTTACGATTTTCATTTTGGACATTTATTTCATGTCTATTTTCACTAAAAGTAAGTACCTTTAAAATGGCAAATGTACGATTTCTTGACATTATTCGAATATTTCATATGTTAGGTTAGATTTCATCTTGCCACCATCTATTGTAACAGAACATCCTCCCGCATCAATGTATGACACGTCGAACCTAGTAATATTTCGTGCAAGTGAATATTGAATAATATCTTGCAAATCCGGATTGGATGGATTATGCAAATGTAATGAAATTTTATTCAATTGATCTTGATTCACATTGTCAATAATGTATTTATAATCAGATATACTAAGTGTTCCACATGTATCAGAAATGCAAATATTATCGATTTCAAAATTGAGATTATTATTGATTTTAAATGCGACCTGTTCTATAGGTATTTTACCATTTATAGGACATTCTGTTACACATGATACATAAAGCTTTGATTTATTTTTAGACGTGAGTTGGTTGGTCATTTGAAATAGTTCGTATTGTGTGTCATCTAATGATTTATTGATGTTCTTTTCTTGAAATGCGTCCGATACGGATGTGATAAAGGAAAAATTTTTCACTCCATTTTCCATTGCCTTTGTAAATAGATGTTGATTGGGTACAAGCATGTAGAAATTATGGGTTGGGTATTTCTTTTCAGCGTATTTGTAAAGGGCTAGCGAACCACGCATTTGTGGTAGAATTTTTGGCGATACCATAGACCCGATTTCAATATCTTTTGTTGGACAATTTTTGATAATGCGATCCAATAATTTCTTCTTATGTTTCATTGTATACACATTACTCATACTCTGTAGCCCATCGCGCATGGTGACATCAAATAGGCAAAAGTTGGGTTTCAAATTGTGTGTAGCAATATCTAAATGGCGGACAGCGACATCTAACTGGCGAAAATGTGGTTTCATATTGCGCATGGCGAAATCTAAATGATGTAACTTATTATACAGGTTATACATAATATTATAATAAGTTACTAGATAATGTTTATTTCCTTTTTGTTAATCTTTTCTTCCTTCTTGTTTTGTTCTTTTTCCTGGATCCCTTTCTCGATTTTGATTTGGTGTGTCTTAATCGTTTTGTGCGTTTTGTGCGTTTACGTTTTTTTCCTCCTGATACAGGTTTTGCTATAGGAATCTCTGGTTCTTCTTTTTTTTGAAATATATCGCGTATATCTGCTTGTATTTGTACAAAACGTTCATCACAATTCAATTCGCGCCTATCAGATGCTGTAAAATCTTCCTTTTTTTTAAATATAATTTTTATTGTTAAATCATATACATTACCATCTCTATTACTCTTCTCTCTATCACTCTTCGAATACCCTTTTTGTAAGTTAAGATACTTATCCCATGTAGCATTTAAAACAATATAATTATTTTTGTTTAGAATAACCTTTTTTCCTTGTGGAAATAATATATCAATGATCATTTGAATATTTTCTTCGGAAAAATCGTCATCCTTTTTTATAATGGTAGTCTTCTCGTAATTTTCAGCCAGTTCACGTATATTGAATTTTGAAAATGTTGTTTCCTTTGTTAGTAATGTTTTGACATTTTTTTGTGTCATTGGAACATTCTTTAAATATGCAATTTTATCGATTGAAGTGTTATTTATTTTGAAACTATCCAATGGTATAGTTGGGATTTTTTCTAGATTTGTTTCTATTGTCGGGTGAAAGTAGTTTAATATATAGGACATTATTCGGGTTACTATATATTAAGAAATTATTTTGTCATTGAATGAAACCTGAGAATTTGTTTCTTTTGGTCTTTTTTACGTTTTTCGTCTTCGGCGCGTGCAACCATTTCATGCGCCTTCTTTAACTCTTCGTCACTGATATTACCATCTCCGTCTTTATCTAATATGTGATCGAAGTTTTTATAAGACGATGGGAGCATACAAAATCGGCTCTCGTCGTTAAACGCGTAATCAGCCAATGCGACAAAAATCAGTGTAATAATAAGCGATAAGTAAATATCACGTGTACCCATCCAGGCGACAGAGAAAATAAATATTTGTTTACTTAATACATTTTTAAGATAATTTTCCTGAGTCTTGCTAAACTTAATTGTTATATATCGTGATCCGATGTTTAACATAATCATGACTAGACCAGCGAAAAACTTGCTATCGTTTAGATAACTTATTTTGGTATTCATGAAGTCGAATAAATAGGACATAGTTATATATTACACACAAATAATATTCCTTAGAAACTGGTAAACCCTTCGTTAATGTCTTCATCATTTGGCTCGACATTTTCGGTACTATCTGTATTGTTATTTACAGGCATATCTTTAGAAGATATGGGTTTTCTCATTTGATCACTTACTTGGCAACCATCCAAACAACTTAATAAGGCATTGCCGCAATTGCGACGACATTTTGCTTTTGGGTCACGTTGTTTAGAACGAATTAACTCGCGAATGACACCTAGTTCTTGTTGGTTAAGATTTAGGTGTTGTTGTAATTTCTCACTTGATGGTTCCACTTTTTCTTGTGTTTGTGTAATATCGGCATTTGTTTCATTTTTCTTGGTACGAGGGTCATCGATATTTGTTTTACTATTTGCTGATTTAGGACGTTTGCTTAATCTATTTTGTCGCATACCAGCCATTCCCTCTTGTGTAGTTGACATTACTGATAAAATAACAACTAGTGCTAGTAACCCAAGAAAGATATCGTACTTAATTGCTAAAATAAGAAAGACTATCATAAAGAATTTACCTGCTGCTGTATCAGCGATGTTAGTTACATTTTGTTTTGGAGATATAAGCATAATCAATATGATAACAATGCTTATTAAATAAGGGTACATATATATATTGATCATATATTTTTTTCGTTTTAGATGTGGTTTTTAGTTGAATACTTTTTCTAAACAAAATATAAGAATAAACATGTCTTTAGCTATGTATGCTGCACCTTTTGATAATGATAATAGAATAACAGAACCGAAACATAATAGTACACAAAAAAATCATTCTAAACAGCATAATAATACACGAAAATCTTCTTCAGGGAAGGTAAATGTTCTATTGGATCAAATTCATAATCAAAGTGATACAGACGATAATGATGAACAGACAGGAGGTTTAGCTGATTTCAATCCTGTTCCTAAACCTATATCGTCTGGCGTTACACGTACTATTGAGCGTGATACACCAATCGACGATATTTCAGTTGGAGAAGATGATGCAATACCGAGTCAATATGCTAAACAATATTACCAACAATATGCACCATCGTTCAATAGTAATAGTGTTCCTGTGTCAAATATTGGAGGAGGTGAACAATCTAATATGATTGAAAAAATGAATTATATGATTCATTTACTTGAAGAACAACAAGATCAAAAGACAAATCATGTTACAGAGGAGATTATCTTATATTCCTTTTTAGGCGTTTTCGTCATTTTCGTTGTTGATTCTTTCGCACGTGTTGGGAAATATGTACGCTAATGAAAAATGAATACTTCAGATGATTGTTTAGGGTGAATTAGAAAATTGTAAAAGTAATATGCACATTGAAATTTATAATTCTCCGCTTGGTGTTTTTGAAGATGATTTATATATGCTTTATTATGACTCGTATCGTCATAAAGCATATTCCTATATTTATATGTTTTAGCACATTCAAACGATGCGTGCTGAAATCCAGTGATTAAATCAGTCATATGATATTTCTTATTGAACATAGAGCCAAAACATTCACCCGCATTTTTTCCTTTGAAATATGTAGACGAGTTTCTGAAAAAGTAAATACCTAATATTTCGTTTTTTATCTGTGCTACATAAATATGAACTAGTTTATGTTTTATCAAATTAATAATATGAGTTATATCGGGTGTTATAATACATTCAAATGCATTTTTCAATGTACTTATTGATTCATAAAGCATGTGTATATTGGATTCATCTACTTCAGATACGTTGAAAAACCCCGGGGTTTTGGGAGGATATGTCCAGTATGTAGTATCAAACACATGGCAATCGAATATTGTGAATGGCATTATACTCGTAAGAGTAACATCCCGTCTAAACAATGAAATTTTAATTTTCGGTGCTAATTGTCTTCTTAGTCGTTCGTGGTTTTGTATAAGTTGTGGAGCAATTTTTTGATTTCGATATTTGGAATGAACACACAGATGGTCAACGTAGTAAATTGGAATAGTGGCAGATTTACTCTTTGTAAATTCGATGTTTAATCGTCGTGAACTAATCACACCAACTAACTTATCATCTGTTGTGAAATGTTGTTTTTCTTCCTCCACCAACTTTTCCTCAATCGTATAAAGAGAAATATAGGACGGATTATTCTGCGACTCGAAATATTCGAAAAGTTCGTCCATCGAAGGTGAATAATGCACATCTTCCGTGTTTAAGAAATGTTTATTTATTAATGATAAAATGGATGTTTTTGTGTTATTATCTATCTTTGAATATGGTTTACATTCTATCATTTTATTGAAGTATTTGTTTTTTTCTATTGGGTCGTTGTTTATAATATATGGTTTTCCATGAAGGTAATTTAACGGATTATATAGATGGTATACTGGTTGTAATTTCCAAAATGGTGATTTAGTTCTATATAATATAAATAGAATGATTAATAAAATGAAGAGAATGGTGAAGTATAACATTATAGATCAATCGGATATGTTTTTTTAGTGTTAAATGTAAACATTTTATTTATCCAATGGTTTTTCCAAGAAGTATAAATATTGGTACTCGTATTGTAATTCTATCATATGATATTTCTTTTTTATCACAAACCCTACATCTTTGGCGATTCCAAGTATCGATTTTTGTGATTGCATATATAATGTATGCTCGTGTTTACGTACCTTTCCAGAATTGTCGTCTCTAAATTCTTCCTTGAAATATGCTCGGTTTTCGTTTGCATCTATTTTAAAATTCGATTTGTATTGAAAATCCTTGAATTTGACTACCGATTTAGTAATACGTTCGCTTGCATAACGTTGCGGACTTACAAACAACAATGGATTACCTGCTGGTACAATTGGGTCAAATTGATCGCGGTCTACAAGATGTATTATTAATATACCACCTGGTTCCAACCAATTGTAGGCATTTTGAAAGAACATGTGTTTGTCTGCTAGATAATATATAGTAAAGTATAAACATAAAATATGTGTGAAATCTTCGTCTGTATACATCATCGAGTTAAGTACATCTCCTTGCTTCATTTTGTATAATTTATTCTTTTCCTTTGCTTTGTTTATCATTGCCTGTGAATTTTCTATACCCTGTATAGGAATACCTGCCTTTGTGAATTCTTCCATCATACATCCAGTACCTGATCCTACATCTAACACACGGCTTGTTTTAGTAGGTTTGGTTATTTCTTTAATTTTTTCGAATGAATGTTCGCATAATAAATCGCTATGGTAAATTTCATCGTAAATGTCAGCATAAAAATCGTCATAGATGTCACTTGTGCGGTTATAATTTTCAAACTTATTCAATTGGACAAAACCTTCTTGTTGTGGTGTTGTGTAACGATAGTATGTCACAATTACTAATATAATTACTAAAGTGAATAATATTCGTTTCCATACTGAACCTTCCATTGTTTGGACGTATATTTTATCGACAATATTCATGTATATGTATTCTGTTTATTTTTATTTCGGTTTTGTATCATTTTTATTTTCGGATGGTGTAATATGAATGTCGAAATAGATGACATGCGTGAACCTAAAATGATGCGCATTATTACGTTCTCAAATTATAAAAAAACCGATGTGAAAAAGGAGTTGATCAAAAGTATAACGAATAAACAACCTGAATATGCACTTCATTGGTGTGTAGAAATGTTGTGTAGTGGTTATTTTCTTGATTTGTGGAATATTTTCATATTGTATTCGTCGCAATATATACACCTTGGTAATCCTAAATTATTTATCTACTTAAGTAGACGTTTGGAAGAGTTTAGAAATATAATGCGAAATGGACATGCTGCAAATGAATTATCTATACGTAACAACAATGATATTCGCAAGATGTTTTTTGAAATTACCTCTATTATAATTACTTCTGATAGGAAACATGGACTTCAAGCTGTAAAAACGGAACAAAATGATTTCGACATGACGAATATAAGTGATAAATTTTATGCACCTTCACCAAAGTTTGTAAAACATATTTTTCGCGAAGATGACCCACAGGAATTATATATTTCATGTAATGAACTTTACTATCATCTATCTGAATCGAATAATAATTTAATGGCGTGCTATTGGTGTCAATGGATCGTTGATTTTGAGAAACTTTGTAAAAAGAAGAAGAAAAAATGTTTATGCGAGACGAGGTCATTTGTGCATGTAGATGCGCCTTATGTGAAAGATTGTGTGTGGATCATATGGGAGATATTTTTGGATGTTTCGAAAAAGAAAAACGATAAGTTGGTAGAAAAGATTATTGAATCACTATTACAATTATTTATGGTTCGATATGGCGCGAATGGTGCGAATACACGGAAAATGATATTGTATTGTTGCGTGAGCTTTTTAACAGAAAGTGTGAATCCGAAAATACAATGTGTTCAAAATAGTACGATTATTGACAATTGTTTAGGTAAAATGAACACTTATTTTAGTGAAATTAAAAAAAACGAGCAGTCTTCAGGCACCGACTATTTATTTAATGGTATACCTAAAAAAAGTAATCTCGATAAAACTATGGAACGACTTACAATTTTGCAAAAAAATATGTTCTGATATATAAATGAGTGACTCGGATAAGGATAAGGATAAAGATAAAGATACTATCAAAGAGAAGGATATACCACCAGGTGGTCTTCGTTTGATTGTAGGTGATTTAGCAAGAAGTCAGGGTAGAATGATTGGTCTGTTTGCGTTGTTGATTATTATTTCAGGCAATTTCTTAGCAGAATTATTTCCACCAGGTGTTGAAAAAATATTAAATACTAACAGATATGTTAAACACGCGTTTGCTTTTCTTACCTTATTCTTTTTCGTTTTTTTGACAATGCCTGATCTTAAGACTGAAGGAGCAAGTTTAGTATTCGGTATATATTTTGTATTTTTAGTTAGTTCTAAACTTAGTCCTAAAATGTGGTTTATAATAGTGGGGCTTATAACATTACTATATCTGATCGAAATTCGCGAGGAACGTTTATTGTCAGAAGATGCAGTTGAAGGCAGAGTAGTGACTTTAGATACGCGTCTAATGATAATCGATGATTGGGTTAGACCAGGTGCCGTTGTTACAATTATGTTAACCACATTGTATGGTGTTATTGATGTAGGGAAGAAATACATGGCTAGATCTCCTCAAAAACGAGGAAATATAATTCAGTTTCTTTTCGAGCGAAATACGTTGTAAATAAAAACTTGGTATTGTATATGGAAGATAATCAAAAACAAACATCGAATGTACCTGAAAAGGGTAGTATGTTCTCGTTTCTTTCTTCACGTAAAAGCGGAAACGATACATCACAAATATCATCGTCTGATACTTTAGATAAGAATGCAGACATCACTTCTAATAATATAGAGACTTCTTACGAATCGGATATAAGTTCTGGTACCAGTTCGGGTACAAGTAGTAGTTTGAAAGGATATTTACCCGATTTCAGTTTAACAACCATTATGTTGATAATTATATCATTAGCATTATTGGGGTTCAATATATTTAGTTATTTAAGCGATGCTACTGAAACAACTGGTAGTTTTTTAAAACCAATCATTGATAAAGTGTATACCACATTTGGTTATGCTGTTACAGATACAGCAAAAACAACAATTAATGTTAGTGCAAAAGGGGCTAAATTGGGTGTGGATGTAGCTGCAGGGACGTTAACATCAGCAATCGATACAACTCAGGAGATTGCTTTGGACAAGAATTTTGATACATCTCATCCGATAGATGATGATATACAGGTTAAAAAAAATATAAAAAAGGTGGTTGTTAAGTCAGATGATTCGCAAAGTGTTTTTCAGAAATCAAATTCCTCTAAAAAGACGGGTTGGTGTTTTATAGGCGAGGATAAAGGCGTGCGAAGCTGTATTGATGTAGCAAAAGGAGACACGTGTATTTCAAAAAATATATTCCCCAGTCGGGATATATGTATGAATCCTAGTTTACGCGAATAAATAATTATGTAAATCATATTTTTTACAAAATTATTAGTAAATGTTATTTGATCAATCTATATAAAATATATCTGCTTTGGTATAATCTACATCGTAGCCCATGTCGTGAATTACACCAATTGTTATTCTTGAAAGGGGTAAGATTGTATTGCCTGTATTATTATCTAACCACCCTGTCATTATTTCATTTTCTATACCTGGATGTAGAATACCATTATAATATCTATTGTTTTTGGATACATGTCCATGTTCGCCTTTTTCGGGGTGGACATTTGAAGTCCCTGGACCACCATCATCCTCTATCGGCATATACAATACATCAATGTTCGTAAATAAATTTTTGTATTCGCGGTTACCATTTGACCCCCCGTAAAAAAATGATTGTGACAATTCATCATATAACATTGCGCCGTTTAATCTCCACATTGATCCTATACCTAAAATGTGACCAATCTCGTGCAATAAGGTATAATAATTCTTTGTTCTACTATATGTTTGCCCGCTATATGCGTATGTTTTCCACATATCAGATGATAGTATTATTTCACCGGAATAGGGAACTATTTCGCCCAAGTTCTTATGCATCATGTCATTTACAATGTTTTCCATGTTATATTCTTTTACTTCGTTTGTTTGGATGTTTATATATTGGTTAACGCTAGTTGACCCTAGTGTATTTTTGGGTAATTCTTCTACATAGAAACTAAATGTAATTGGTTTTCCTGAAGGAACACTTACAATGACTTCACTCCATCTTCTAATTGCATCAACGACTACATTTTTTACATTTTCGTCTAATGAATTTAAATTTGAACATACTAAGATATGTGTTGGTATTTCTAATTTTTTTTCAGCCTCTATTATTTTTGATGCAGTAACCATACCAGCTACAGCACTAGGTGTACTTGTTGGTCCACCCCATGGGTGGTTTAGTATCGACGAATCACCAATATATAAATTATCAATACCAAAAACCTTATGATCTGCATCTACTACCTTACCAATTTGACACGTACCATGAATGTGGTTGAGACTTTCGATATTGTTCTCAATTAATTTTGTAGAAATTTGTTGTCCGATATACTTATACCCTATCTCCTCGAGTAATGTGCTATTTTTTATAAATGCGTCCTTAATATAATTAATCGTAAGTAGTTTTTGTTTATCATTACCAAAATGATCCATAACTATATTTATTTTGTCGTCAATTAATTTTACATGTCCGCTTGACGGGATGTTCATACATTGAGCAATTGTAACATATAGGGTGTCGTTTTTACCAGGAATTGTTGAATAGAATGTTTGCCATTTATTTGCGTGTTCCATTGTTTGAATATGGGAAATTATTTTGTTGTTATTGAAACCCAGGTCATTTTCATATATATCTTCTTCTTCGCTATTGCCAATCGAAACAACTTTTTTGAATTGTAATCTAATACCAGCATGATCGTAAACATTATTTCCGCATTCTATACCACTTTTTTGTAATATTATTGGTGTGTGAATGCTTCCGGATGACATTATAAATGTTTTTCCATTATATGATATACCATTAGTATCTAAACATCCAGATACTTTATTATTCGATATTACCAGCTTTGAAATCGGTGTATTGTATCTAATTGTTATATTTTTAAGATTGACAATTATATCTCCTAATGATATCCGTTTAGAATAATCATCTTTGGATACATAGATTTTATTGTTATATGTTTTTAACAAGGATGATCTGCTCATTTTTTTGTACAATTGATTGTAAGCATCGGTCGAATTGATATTTACATATGAATGTTCATACGGGTTTATTAGCTCATGTAATTCATTGAAATAATTCTCCCAATCTGCGAAGTCGCTGTTTATAATGTCTGTACTATCAATATAACGGAGGTCGAAATGTAATGTTCCGCCACCTAACCCTTTGCCTTGAGATATCGTTACGTTGTCGGATGTTGTGATTTGTTCTCTATATTTTTCATCCATTTGTGCGTCGCGCCATTTTGAACTATTGTCATAACCTTTGGTTGTGTATTCTGAATGTTCCATTTCAGATCCTTCTAGTAATAATATTTGTTTATTGGGATATTGTGTGGCTAGTTTATATGATGCTAATATTCCACCTGGTCCGCCACCTATTATGATATAATCGTATATTGTTGATGTGGGTTGGTCTACGTAATATTTGAATTGTATGTTATTTAATGATTGTGTAAAAACGTTGTTTTCGTCATCTGTTATTGTTATTGTCGATAATAGGAATGATTTTTTGAATGTCTCGAATTTTTTAGTCAATGATAGAGCAAAGTCTAGATTATTAAATACGCTTGTACATGTATTTATAAAAATGCGTTTTACATTAACGTCGATGTAATTTATTTGTATTCGCAATTGGTTATCAGTATCTGAATAAAGTAGTGTGACTAGACGATAATCTATAACGAATGTTTTAATTATATGGTCGTATATGAAATTGAGTAACTCGTTATGATTTGGTAAATCTTTTAATAGTTCAATGTCTTTGTTTGGAGTCATATACAAACGCAAAAAAAGGGAGTTACTTTGTTTACGAATAGAATTTTTAGCGTGTAATTTATTATTGGTTTTAATGTTTTCCTTAATATGCATGATTTTTCCAGGGTTGAATGGTTTGCGTGAAACATGCTCTTTGTTGACCATAACTTTTGGTTTGTTGTCCTTGTTTATTTTGTATAAAGCAAACCCATTGAATGGCATGTATATTATAGGTGTAGTAAAAAATAGGGACATATTATTTACTTTAAAAATTATAAAAAATTATAAAAAATTATAAAAAATTATAAAAAATTATAAAAAATTATAAAAAATTATAAAAAATTATAAAAAATTATAAAAACAATACATTTTACACCTAATTTTTAATATATTAAAATATGTATATAGTATTAAGTATGCGTAAAATTCCACAAAGGTATGAAAATCCGTTTGATAATGTATTTTATTCTCTTGCTGAAAATGCTTGTCCATTTTTTAAGGATTTGAATTTTACACCGAATATGATTACTACAATAGGAAATGTTTTTGGACTATATAGTATTTATTCATTATACCATAAGAGATATGTTTTGGCTGGGATGATGTTTGTTGCTCGATATTTTTTTGACTGCTTTGATGGTTTATATGCACGGAAATACAATATGGTTACGGATTTTGGTGACAAGTATGATCATTATAGTGATATTACTATTACGTTAACTTTACTTGCTACATTATACCATGTTAATCGTAAAATATTTACAACGCGGGTTTTATTGCTTTTCACATTTATCGCATATACGACGTTGTTGTTTATTTTTTATCAAGAGCAGTATTATAATAAATCTGAAGAGGGGGGTACACTTAGTGGAATAAAAAAAATCATTCCTGAATTTTTAATTGCCAAGACAAAGGAGGAATACGAAACAAATATGCAATATATACGTTGGGGTGGATGTGGAACGTTTTTATTAGTAATAGTCGGGTTTGTGACATGGGAAGGTTTACCAAAATAATTAATCCCGATTACATTACATTACATTACATCACATCATATGACTGATCTGTCAAAATGGCGTATCATATGAAACATGAATATAGTTATAAGAAATATATATAACGCGTAAAATACCTTTCTATTTATTTGTTTGATTGTGAATATATAAATTAAACTTAACGCTGGTAATATCATACCCAAATATTGTGTCTCTCCTGTTATATTATAACCTACATATTTATACCCATAATGAAAAAATACGGCTATTGATGTTAATACGAGGGTTATGATATAATTTATCATTTTTCCGTATTTAATATAAGAACTATATCGAATGGTTGTGGATAGAATTACTAGCAAAATTATAGCAGATAATCCATTTAATGTTTTGTTAAAAAAAGGTATTCGTATCACATGTTGATTGAACCAAAAACTAATGCTTTTATTAAATATCATCGTGGTGTTCAATATATTAAACATTGAATCGTCTTCATAAGTATCGAATATATTTGGACCGCTATATGTATTGAATGCCAATGAATTTCGATTATAGTCAACATGGTTTCCTAATTTTAGTTTCGCCATTTTTTCCATGCCTTTTCTTGAAATTAAATAGGCTGCGGCACTTCCGCATAAATAACCAGTTGTTCTCTTTTTATATTCACAAATTCCTTGCAAATGTAATACTATTATATCCCATCCTGGGTCAATCTGATCAATATCCTTGATTGTATTATTCAGTTCCTCGTTTAAATTATTTTGACCATTTATTTTGATATCATCTTCTACTATTAGTGCGTATTTGGAGTTCGTCTTCAATATTTGTTTACATACATCGATATGGGATAATCCAGTTCCAATAACTTTATCTGTACACAAGGTTTTACATATTGGATGTATGTCTTGGTCGTATCTATTTATTTTTGAACCATTTATTGCATTATATCTATGGACATTATTCATATCGTAACCTGTTTTGCCAAACTCATTCAGTGTTTTTTTATATTTATACGTATCTTGTTCTAGATTAATTATATAAGTATTTATCATTTATAATTATCAAATATTATAATTATCAAATATTATAATTATCAAATATTATAATATTATTGTGTGTATATATTGATATGTATTGTAGTAAAAAAATACGTAGTGTATCTAAATAATGTTAAATATTGTAGTGTATTGTGTGTATTGTGTGTATTGTGTGTATTGTGTGTATTGTGTGTATTG